GCCAAGTTTATTTGATTTTTAATAACGTCCCAATTTTAATGGGACACTAGTGACAGCATTACAAGAAATATGCAAATGAAAAAAAGAATGCGAGAACGAAAGAAAACTATCTTTATACACTCAGTAAGATTATAGCTTTCTGCGATTACCCCGAATCACTAACTTTCGAGGACATTACATATACATGGCTAAAGGATTTTGATTTTTACTTGTCCGAGACGTCTGCGGTAAATTCAATCAGCATTCACATGAGGAACCTTCGTGCTGTTTTCAATGATGCACTAAATTCAGAAATTATCACCTGCTATCCTTTCCGAAAGTACAAGATAAAAAATGAGGCAACGGCCAAAAGGTCTTTATCTCCTGCTGACCTTATTACTTTCAGAGATTACCCGTGCGAAGAACATCAGAGACAATATTTGGATGCATTTATGCTCACCTTTTACCTCATTGGGATAAACACCATTGATTTGTGTAATTTGGAGGAAATACGGAACGGGCGCATAGAATACCGCCGGGCGAAAACAAAGAAGTTATATTCAATAAAAGTGGAACCGGAAGCAATGGCGATTATTGAGCGATATAAAGGGAAAGGACAGCTTTTGGATATGCTTGACCGATATACGAACTACAAGGATTATGCCCATAGACTTAATAAAAATCTGCAAGAAATAGGCGAACTTAAAAGAATAGGGTTTGGAGGAAAAAAAATCAGAAAACCTCTTTTCCCGGACATTACCACCTATTGGGCGCGCCATACGTGGGCAACCATAGCCCACAAAATAGGCATCCCCAAAGATACTATTTCAATTGCATTAGGCCACGAGTTTGGATGCAAGACTACTGGCATTTACATTGACTATGATATGGAGAAAGTGGATGAAGCAAACCGAAAAGTGATTGATTATATAAATAACTTCGGGAAATAGAGTTATTTTTATCAAATCTTTGCGTAGTGAGACTTTCTTGCGTCCGCTTGATAACTTATCAGCAAAGGAAATAAAATCAATTAAAAGCAAGAAAAAGCCCGGACTTTGGAAGAAGAACCGGGCTTTTAAGCGGAAGTAGCACTGCGTGCTATAATCCACAACAACGATGCAAATATAGTCATTTATTGTTAACCACCATGTTTTTTTTTGATTTTCTTCACTATAAAGTAAATAATTAATAGAAGTAAGGAAGTAGCGAAAGCACACCATCCCATTTGCTTAAATTGGGTGCTTTCCTGCTTTACTTCTTTTGCTTCGCTATTTGAAACTTGCTGTTCTTCTCGGCTGGTACCTTCTGAAACTCCTTTATTAATGTTTGTTTCAGAAGATGCTTCCGTTCGTTTTGCAGTTTCTTTTTTCGTGGTGGTAGTTTCCTCACTTTTAATAGGTGGTTTTCCGGTTTCCGGGTCAATTGGCTTTTCAGTATCATATTCGGTCTTTGTTGTAGTAGTTACTTCGGTTATTTCTTCCTCTCCTTTTGACTGTTCAACCTGCTTTTCAGACGTTGTATCAGCCATTTGCGTTTGCTCGTTGCTTTTCACAAAAGAATTGCTTTTTGTTGCTGATTTATGACTTCCGCACGAGGCGAAAAGAACCAAGACAAACAAAAACTGCAGCGGGCATCTTAAAACACACGATGCAATCAGTTTCAAGAACTTAACTAACATAGCTTTACAGTTTTAATGTTTGTTTTCTATTTCTTCCATCTGCCCGGTAACTGACGTGTACCCAGGCAAAATTACTTTCGTCTATGAGTTGGTCAAAAGGAAGGTTCTTTCGAATATACTCAAACAACAGTTTATTCTGCTGTCTGTCTCCGGTATCAATATCCGCCGCCTGCCCGTTCATGTGTTGGCTGGTTGAAGAGCCTTTAACGGCCTTATTCAGTGCCGGGCAACGGTAGCCCGAACTTACTATAAGAGGTTTTCCGTACCATGTCCGTAATGGGTCAAGAACATTGTCCACTAATGCGTTAAGATTGACTACATGTTCTTTCTTGCAGCGGTTATCAATTCCTAATCGGTCAGCAGTTACCGACTTGCAAAGTTCTGATATTGTGAAATACTTCATTTCCTTTCCTCCTTTCCTAAATTTAAGTAATCAGCAATTGCCTTCGCAATTTCTTCCGGTTCTGTCTTATTTTTCGCAATTTCAGCAGCCAAAGTAGCGACTTGTTTCATATCTCTGCGTTCCTTCTCGTTTGCCGGTTCCATGATACTCTTCACCTCAATAGCTCCTACGAATACAGCACCAGCAAAAACAATAAACGGAAAAAGCGGAGCACTCCAACCACTGAAATTGTTTAGATACCAAAAACCCATTATCTGCATTGCGTCCAATACCATAAGAGCGAGCAACATATTATAATAACGAGCAATTTTAGTTGTAGTCCGTTTCCATTTATCACTTGTAATGCGCTCACGACGTAATTTAGCCTTTCTTGTGCCCGCCCAAAAGTCGAACCCAATGAAGAATAACGGAGTAACAAGTATTACAAGCGTTATGAAAAGGACAATGATTAATTGATTGTAATTTCCCATAATGTACTTTTTTCTTCAAAACTACCAAATAACGCTTATATTGGAAGCGTTTTTGTGGTACAATTAACCCTCTTTATTTAATTAATCACTTGAATACTTGATTTATAATGAAGTCCAAGTGCTCCCGTTATTGGATGTTTTTTGTATGCCACTTGAAGAATTAACGCGAAGGCCGTAATTTCCAATTTTGACCTCAAACCCTTCCGATGACTGCATTTTCAAATAGTTGCCATTGAAAGTTGATAGTAGTCCATCCTTTGCGAGGATTGTTTGCTGTGCACGACGTTTGATAGCAAACCCTTGCATCCCAATATACATTGTTCCTCGCCATTCTCTTGATGAATAAGCATACATCCTGAATGTTGCCCTATATTTCCCCTTATTCAACATTGTAGTAAAGACGTTAGACAAGTTTCCGCTTGCTACCTTCGTAGCATAATTTGTTCCGGTATAAACGTCAACGTAGCCTTCTGAGCTGTCTACAGACGCCCCCGTTACACCGTATTGCGCATCAAATACCGCTTCGGAAAAGTCTTCACTAATGGTAAAATCCATATAACAGCTAAAATTGCTTTCTTCATCATATTCTACTCGGTCGTTCCACGGGTCGCGTATTTCGGTTTTAAATCCCGGACACGTTGCATAGAAAGATTCTCCATCACAATCTACATCAACTTCCGACTTAGATGCCCCAGCATTAATAGTCATTCTAATCCATTTTATTAGCGAAGAGATGGACGGCAAAACAGAACTCGTTATTTTGATGCGTTCGTCTTGTTTTTCGTCGTAACCTACCAAGTCCGTGCCAACCACTTGCAGCCACCCAATTAGCGCCTTGTCATTTTCAAATTTCACTTTCCCGGCGGCAAATGATGCCACATTTCTCAACCCGTCAAGTATTATATTTGCTACCCCGTTTGTCGAACCTTGGCTTTCCATCCGTTGATTGCGGAAGATAAAGTTGGCAATATTTGCCATTTCTGCCAAAAGTAGTTGAGTTGCTACGCTTTCAAATTCGGCTCCGAAGTCATTCCAATAGTTCGTATCAGTAGGTACCTTGTTCTTGAAACCATTTCCAGCATCAGTTCGAGCAATATAATAGTGCCCGTTATATTTAACTATATCAACGCGGATAGCAGTTCCGTAATAAATGCTATCTGACTTGTATTCACCGCGAAATGGACTTGCCGGCGCAATGCCATCTTTCCCGTCGATACCTCTTATTTTTATTGGGTCTCCCCATGTTCCGGCGGAAGCGGAAGAGGCCACCTTCTGGGCCATCCATACAATATCGTCAGTTACGTTTGTATGCCACCCGTTAGTTGTTCCATTCCCCGTAGGTTTGGAAGGTTTAGAGGTGCTATCATTGTAGGTAATATAGACTGAGTGACCATCAGAACCATTTGCGCCATTTGCGCCGTCGTTCCCGTCTTTTGTCATTAGCTCCCATGCACTACCATTGTAAATGTACACACGTCCGTTATCGGTATCACGGTAACACCAATTTTTTTGCGGGTTAGATGGGGCAACTGATGAATCTCCTTTCCATACTACGCTCAATCCGTCCTTACCGTTGGTTCCGTTGGTTCCATTCACGCCGTCAACTGTCATTACATACCAAGCGTTATCTTGATATACATAGCTTTTTTTAGTAGTAGTATTTCTATAATACCATCCATTTTGAGGATTGGCCGGATGATTGGAAAACTCCCCCTTATAGATTAGACTTATACCGTCTTTTCCGTTAAGTCCGTCGGTTCCGTCAATGCCATCCTTACCGTCGATACCATCATAGGGCGTTGTTCTTGCTGGATCACTCCAATTTAGTAACAGTTTACCGTCATGCGATTTTTTAGCTGAAGTCATCCATAAGTATTCAAACATTCCAACGGCTGGCATCGAAGTAGACCAGCCCGAAGGCGCCGGGCTTGTTCTATCAAGAGGTGGCGCAATTGTACGAGAACCGTTTTTCGCATAACGGTGTTCAAATGAATCACCAGGTACTCCTTCATCTCCTTTTTCTCCTTTGGCTACAACTTGCCAATATACTCCATTTGTCGGTGCATTACCTTTGCTTGGGGTTTCATAAATATAACGATATGTAGATAATCCGGTGCCATCATTATAGGTCACTTCATCCCCCGGATAATAAACATAATCTGAATGATATTCGCCGCGAAAACAGCCAATTGGACTTTCGTCACCCGATTCACTCTGAACGATAGTGCCTTTCAGTCTCAATTTACCGTCTGTCTTAGTGTTCCAATCAAAGTAGTTCTTCTCATTTCCTACACGGAATGCGTTTTTTACAAAATCCATGAAGTTAAGGCCATCAGAAGAGACTATTCGTTCAGTAGTAATACGCCCCGGAAGAATTTCTGTAAATCCATATAGCTCAACGAAACTACGTTCGCCCTCAAATTCGCTATTCAAGACCCCAACAAGTAAATGATAATATCCATTAACTTGCTCAATTTTGATAGCATTCTCGCTCAATAAGAATGTCCCCGTTTTATCTGACTTACTGACCTTTGCATACAGATAATACCTTGCATCTCCTTCTATTAATGCCGGAGAATTATAAGCTGATACATTCCAAAATTTATAATCGCTTACCTTATGTGCAGATGATATATCATTTATCCCCATTGTCATGTGTTGGATAAGGCCGGAAGGAACGCGCAACACTTTTGAAACAATATCATACGTTATATTATGCGGAACCTGAACGGGGTTTGTCGTCGAATTTACGAAACGGAACTGCAAACTTTCATCACCAACAAGTAGCTGCATGGTCTGTATGGCTATCGGATTGATAGCACCCGAAAAGTTTAGCAAGGCATCTTCAAGCATTGACATCGTTTCTTTAGCATCCCGGAAGCGTCTTTTGGTGAAACTTAAAGCGTCCTTGTATTTGTCTTCAATGACAACTTCGTTTTGTCCCGGTTTGTTCAAGTCGCTGGAAATGGAAGTTCCCGACGTAGTGTTTGAAAGCTCAATTTCCGGCATATAGGGTTTATTGACATAACGCTTTACTCCGGTTATACGTATTAAGGAGCCTTCCGGCATAAAATGTTCATCAGAAAACAAAACATAACCACCCAAAACAATCTTTCCTCCTATCTGTAGCCAGCGTTTTTTTGCCCAAATTCCGTCCAGCGTCCCTATGAAAGTGAATTTCTTATCTTCGCACTCATATAAGCACTTTACGGCCTCTCTGAACATCTCCCAGCTTGCACCCGTTTTTGTGGCATTATCGCAAATATAAGCATCAGGCAATTGGATGCCGAACACTGCATACTTATCGCCTGGTTGTGGCATCCACACACCGCCATCCGGCATAGTAATGCCGTCAATTTCTTGTGGGACAATCTCAAAGCGTTTTCCGGCCTTTTTCTTTCCCGCAACGGTCTTAGGCTCATGGAAGTATTTCACTTCAAATTCGCCACGGCCTGCCAACATACCCGTCTGAAAGATGACTGTCATGTTTTCGCCTTCAATCAAATAATCTTCAAAGTTTAAGTCATCCGGTATCGAGTTATCTATGAAATCATAAAAGTTCTTTTCTGCATCAACTTGGATAACGCTTCCAACTACGCCTTCCCGGCTTGGGATTATTTCGGAACAATCCAAGCTATCTTCATGGCCGGTTGTTAATGCCTTATCAGCACGCATAACCGAAAGTCCATCAGCAGACGTCTTATATGTCCTTCCCTCATAAGTTAATGTTTGAGACTTGGGAAGAAGTAGTTCTTTTGCTCCGTACTTGCTAAAATCAATATTTTTATCTGTACCCTGTACTAACAGAATCTCAACCGGGACATCGCCTGTTTCGCGGCCAATACCTGTTTTAAACCCGTTTCCCTTCCCATATGAAAGAATAAGCGGATTTTCCTTGTTGTATTCAACTTTGCGTAGATGAATGGTTTTGTTTTTTATCTGCCACTCCGTACCTAACTGACTGGCAAAATCATTTAAGCCGTCAAAAATGTAGGTATGATTGTATTCAAAGGTTACTTCTTTCCCGTCGATACACGCGCCCACGCTCCAACCACTACTACGGCGATTGGCATTTGCTACAAACAGTTCCAAGTGTTCGCGAGGCGTAGCTGTATAGCTGAATTTAATCCGATTATCAACCGGGTTGCGAATCTTCCATAACTTCAAATCCGCTTGGTCTGTTTCCAATAATAGCGTATATTCAAAGTTACGAGTTCCTTGTTTGACGAAATTGCTGTCCTTCTTCAAAGAATAACGTTCTCCGCCAAAATCGCAATATGAGCCTATTGGGATTTCAATATACTTTTCCGAAGAAAAATACAGTGTCATGCTGTTTTCACCCATTACAGCATTGTATGAATAGCTATCATCCGTTACCGGAAGAACTATTTTTTGATTTCCATTGTACAGCGTAATCATAATTTTATCTTTTATTCCGGCGTGCTTTCTCAAACATTTTTTCAAGTTCCTTTTCGTTTGGTTCGAAAGCATCACCAGGAGCATAAATCAAATAATAAGCCCTATCATCGCCAACAGAAAACATACAGCTTTCTATTGGGAATACAACTTCTCCGGTGTCCTGTTGGTGTTCGCGGCAATCTTCAAGGAAATGTGTTAAGACTTCCGATGAATGCCAAGTAACGCATAAAACACCCGATATTCGCAACTGCATACGGCAATAAAATTCGCAATTCCTCACGTTGCTCTTTTCTTCTTTTTTGAAGTCGATAACGTCGAGTTTAACCCGCTTATCAATAAGCTGGGTTATATCAATATAGGAGCCGCGAAAGCCGCCCCTATATTTTACGGCAATAGAACTAATCTTTGGCATTACTCATCTGCAAGAATTACGTCAATTTGTTCTTCAGTAAATCCATTCTCAGATAAAATATTTTTCCACTCATCGGCAGTCGGTTCATGGTCTGCTTGTATGGCAACAAAATCAGCACATGGGACGGCCACGATAGCGCGTTGCTCGTTGTCCTCTGCTGTTTCTTCCTGCTCTACTTCGCGATGATTGTAGAACCTTCTGTATTCGTCTATTCCCGGTTGAGGTACAGGCAACTTCATTGTCTTTACTTCCTTTTCCCTTGGCATATCTGTCGATACGCCTAAAAACTTCACTGTGTTCATTTTTTAATTGTTTTAAAAGTTTATAACTATCACAATACTTCAACATTCCTAAATAGCTGCAAACGCTGTTTCTTTCATACATTCCGTTAATGGCCGGACGTTTATCAAAATCTTTAAGTTTGCGGACAAAACGCATTGCCGTTGCTTTCCGCAACCGGACATTATTTTTATTCACTGCATATCCGCAAAAATCAATTCGCCGGGCATATATGGGAAACACTTCTATCTTCCCGAAAGTAATACCAAATTGAGCCGCAAATTCTTTCATTTTGGGAATCCATTCTGCCGCTTTTTTCTTGCTTTCGCAAATGATAACCATATCATCCACATAGCGGGAGAAGTATTTCACGCCAAGAATTTGCAATACGAAATAGTCAAAAGGTGTCAGATAAAAGTTTCCGTTGTCCTGCGAGGTCAAAGCCCCGATAGAAACACCAACTTCACTTTCCGGCTGATAACTCATAATTACTTTCTCAAATAATCGTAGAGCCGCTTCACCTTTATACTTCCTGCGTACAAGCCCAATCAACTTTTGTTTGTTGATATTAGGATAATACTTTTTCGCATCCAGCTTGATAACATACTTAAAACCGCTTCGGTGCAAGTCTTTACGGACTTGCTTATTGGCTTTTAGTGTTCCCCTGCCTTTAATGCTCCCAAACGTCCGGTTTACAAATCTCCGATGAAGGGAAAAATGATAAACCAATGCTTGATGTACAATTCTATCTTCGATTCCAACTGTATGTATTTTCCGCCATTTCTTCTCTGTGTATAGCCAAAAATCACGGCCAATATCTGGAATCCAAGTTTCATCAAGTAACCGCTTGCGCAAGCTCTTTAGGTTTGCTGTTAAATTGTTACCAAAATCAATAACATCACTGCGTTTGTCCTTCCCGTCGCCTGTACTGCACAAACGCCAAGCATTGTACAGGCTGTTAAAACTCGCTATCTCCTTTAAATCGACAAATGTTCTTTTACTCATGACATTTCAATGTGTTTTACAAAAGGTTGCTTCCTTCTGAATGGACGGTGTTCATACTGTGCTTACAAATGCTTCTATCCGCTACTAACCGGCCATAATGTAGCATATTTCACTCGCCTTTCGTTTTTTAAATCCTATCCGGGCGGCAGGGAAATTCCCTGCAATTAGTGAGGCCACTTGCTCTCCGAGAAAATTATTTTTTTACTTTTATATCTTTACTTCGCTGCTACAAAGCATTTAGGAGTTAGGGCACCCCCGTAGTTCGCGTTCGAGTTCGAGGCAACGTTGTTCGAGTTCAAGCACGACACACCAAGCGCGGCACCGTTGTTCGAACTACCAACACCAGCGGGAGTTGAGAGCAAAGCCCACGGGACGGACAAGCCGCCCCGATTTCGATTTTTCGTTTATTCCGATTTCAAAAACCGATTTTGCTTCACTTCGTTACGCCACTACCGAGCCGTCGGGTGTCGTGTCGGTCGGGTCATCGGAAGCAAGGGCACCCCCGTAGTACGCGGGCGAGTACGAGGCAACGTTGAGCGAGATCAAGCACGACACACCAAGCGCGGCACCGTAGTCCGAACTACCAACACCAGCGGGAATATAGACCGTGCCAGCACCGGGAGAAACCTGTCTCCAATAATTATCGCAATGCCCGGTAGTAGTAGAGCCGCCAAGTAGCTGGGGTATAAGCGTATCAGCATAATTTTCCAAAATGTAACCGCCGCCTGTTCCGGCTCCGCAATCCTCACAAACAGCTTCATAATCTGCTGTTACAGTGAAAGCAATCTTTGAGAGGTCTTTGCAACGATACCAAGTGCTATCCTTTTTCAGATACCCGGTTTCCCAAATCCAATATGGCCCGGAAAGCATATTTTCACGCCATAGCCATTTGCAAGGCTTTACAGTAACTTGTACTGCATCAGAGTTAGAAACAGTAATGCTCTTTTCTCCTTTATGGCCGGAAATACTCATTGTTTCTCCGGTCTTATGGAATTGACCGTAAGATGATTGCCCGCCATTTGCCGCTTGCGTAAATTTTCCCCACCAATCCCAGCTAATATTTGAAATACCAGCATAAACACTTTGAGAATCGAAAGTATTTTCGAGCAACCAAAAATACATTCTGTACACTTCCCGGTCTTGGGTTGCTATATCACGGAAGTTTTCACCAAGGTTCTTGGCAAACTGATGATACTGTATCAAATTGTAGCTTTGAGTAGTCCATTTTCCGGCATTGGATAAAAGAACCTGCTTTCCGCCTTGCGTTTCTACGGTTCCGCCGAAAAGGTTGAGGAAACGGCGACGAACATACTTGTAGCCTCGCACCTTCTTCGTTGAGAACTTGAAAATCTTCTCATTAGTAGATGCGTTGTACTCATACTTCTTGTAAAAGCCGCCACACCGTAACATGGCCTGTAACGTCCAATCGTCAAGTGTAGCAGGAAGGCCGTCAGCCGTCTTTGCAACATTATTCCCGTTCAAGTAAGCTACAATATTACTATTGCGGTCAATTAACACCGGGTAGGCTGTTGCTGCAATAGCGTCAATCATTCCCAAATTATCAGTGATAACAGGCGTTGGGCTTGTTTGTCCGCTGAATCGTTTCAATGTTACCCTATTTAAAGGGACATCGGGATATACTCCGTTGCTATCCGGCTGGGCGGCTGCAATCTGTTCAAGGGTGCAACGTTTAGAAGCACCATTCTGTACTATTTCAATACATTCTTCACCCGTTAAGGTGGTTACTAATTGCATTTCTGAAATCTTCATATTACATTGATATTTAAAAGTTTAACATACTATTGCTGTCCCGTCCTCTGCTGTCCGGGCTGTTCCGTCCTCTGTCGTTCGAGCTTGAAGTGCTCTAAATTTCACCGTTACTTGTTTCCAAAGAGCCGATGATATTGTAGAAATCACGTTGATAACCACATTCCCGGCCTCTGTGGGCGATGAAACAACGCCGTCCGGTGTAACTGAACCATTTCCGGTTAAAAGCTGGAAAATAACGCTCTGATTGGCTGTTTTTGGGAATAACTCTTTTGCGATGATAGGCGAAGAACCTACAACGGCATTAATCGTTTCCTCGACTACAAGGGTTGCTGGTATTCCGGCAAAAACATCAACGCCGTTAATTTTTGAAACAAGGTCATAAGCATCTTGCGCGGTTTTCGTTGCGGTTCTGACTTCCGAAAGCAGGCCGCGAAGTGTGGCAAGCTCCGTTTCAGTATTGGCAATGAGACTATTTGCGAGTTCGGCGGCAGTATTAGCACTTCCGGCGGCTGAACTTGCATTTGCGGCCTGTTGGGTAGCTTGAACAACGGCAGCTTCGGCCTTCCTTACCGCTTCCAACGCTTTGTTGGTTGCTTCCAATGCTTTTGTGGCAGCTTCGGTAGCTTGCGAACCTTTCGCGATACAACGCCACCAAGTCGTTTCAGTTATGGCGTGCCCGGTGTTTTCGTCCTTCAATGATAGATAGCAACTATCATCGGTAACGATGAAGTCAAGACGAGCGTATTTGACTGTATTTGAATAAGTTCCTTTGTCTGTAAAGGCAACTTTTCCTAATGGAATTTTTGTCATAATCGTAATATTTTAATTATCCAATATTCAAAAAAAGTTCTCCGGTCAAAGGGTCAAATTTGATAAGTTGCGGGCTTACTTCGTCCTCAAAACTCATGTAGAGGAACATATCATCTTCAATAGCAAAGGTTGGATAGATGACACCACCCTTCGCTAAAACGCCCGCGTCAACATAGGCTTTCTTGGTTTCATCCCATTTCCACCAATTGCCGTTATCACCCATTTTCGGCGGGTTGTCTGCCTGTACCTTTGCCCGGTCAGCCTGCGTGTTTGCGCTGGTTGCTGCGGTATTCGCTGAACCCGCTGCGTCATTAGCGGATTTAGTGGCGGCTACAGCATCAATTTTTATTTTTTCCAAATTTTCACGCGCTTTGTCTGCATCCGTAGCGGAAGTATTGGCTTTCTTCGTTGCATTATTAGCGTTGGTTGTGGCCGTATTTGCTGCCTCTGTTGCTTTATCAGCATTTTCAGCAGCTTTATTTGCCTTCGTAGCCGCACCGTTAGCGGATGAAGCTGCGCTATTGGCCGAAGAAGCCGCACTGTTAGCGGACGAAGCTGCATTATTGGCTCCTGTCGCTGCATCATTGGCCTTTTTAGTTGCTGCAACTACATCATCATAAGCCTTCTTTATAAATTCAAGGCTTACTTTTACACTTGTCTGTACACCGTTCACCATTTTAACGCCAATAGTGTACAATCCTACCATACTATCAGCAAGCGTTAATTCGCTGATTTTCTTCTTTTTAATCGGCATAATCTTTCAAATCTATATAATACTCACCGTCCTCTGTAATTATCAATTCGCCTGCCTCCGTAGCAAGAAGGTATTCAACACCATTAACCCGGAAAGAAGTAAATGTCAATGATAAGGTAAATTCAAGCCAAACCCGGTCATTTGATAATAGCTGAAATTTAGATGCTGACAAACCGCTGAAATAACAGGGGTATTCTTCGCCCAGACTATCGACGTAAAAAACACGCTCTGAATCCTTATATTCGTAGCCTTCGTCATCCGTTTTGCTGGTTGGTGTAATCAGGTCATAAACCAATGCGTTAAGATTGCGCCACATGGTTGTTGCATTTTGGCAACGCATCCAGCATTTCAATGAAACATCTTTCTTTTCAAATACCACTTTTTCGCCGTCATAGGTTACACCCGATTGGCTGGGAATATCAATCAAAAGGTTCTTTTTTACAGCGGGCATTTTCGTTATTTCTGCATCCGAACCGTCCAAGACGAAAACGCCATATTCAGATAATAACTTTTCGTCAATCTCGTACCCTTCTTGTGCTGGTATTCCGCCGTCAAACGTTGGTGCCAGGTAGTTATACCCTTCCATTGGAAAATCATCAGAAAACGTAAGAGAAAAGGTTTCTATGTCCCGGTGTATTTTCTTGCTGGGATTGGAAACCAAGCGCAGGCGCCGGGTGCACCCTATTTCAGCGAAATTGTATTCGTGATAGGAACCGTCAGAGATTAGGGCCAAAAACTCCATTGTCTTGAAGTAATCACAGCAGTAGAAATTTATGCTGAATTCCAAGGCGCCAAGCACGGGTGAAGAAAGGTCAACTTCCGCGCCATCTTCTTCTGGCCATACATTTTCCACCAACTCTTTAAAGCCGGGAGAGGCTATCAACCCATTGTAACCGTTGTTGGCTACAAATAGCCCGAAGGCCAAATAAGCATCTTTTCCGTCTATGTAAAATTTCCCTTTCATAGTACTATTGTTTCTTGATGAATACACCTCTTGTATTGATATTACTCACCTCTCTTTTGATTGAATCGTTTTGCTCTATGACTTTATCAGTCTTATCGCACAAGTCCTTGGTGTTCTTATCAATGCTTGTGAGCTTTTCGAGGGCTTGCGAACTAACACTAACGAGAACCTTCACGTTTTCGTTGATAGTATATGTATGCCCCTGCATTGCGGTCAATCGTCCATTGGTTTCATTTACGCTATCCTGCGACGCGGTTATTCCGGCCTTAGAACTTGCCTTTCGTTCTTCTTCATCCGGCTGGAATATATCAATACCCTTTTCTGCTGCCATTTCTTGATATTTTTTCAACAAGGCGTTGTAGGTTTCTTGTTGTCCGAGAACCCCGCTTGTAAGCCCGTCAAGGATTGATACGTAGTTGTTGAATTTCTGTTCGTCAGTCAAAGCATCGTTCTGCATCACATCGAGCATCTTTTTCTGCGCCTTCTCGATATATGGAGCAATGGTAACGGTGTAAATCATCTCCTTGGCAAGTTTTTCAAGCATCCCGGAAACGCTCTTTGCAAATGCTTCGGCGGCATCAGTTCCGTTTCTGAAAGCATCTACAAGGGCATCACTCATTGTATTGCCTAACTCACCAAAGATGCCCGTTAAGTAGTCCTTTACGGCCTGCAATGCTTCTTCGGCCTGCTTTGAAAGGTCAATCATGTTCTGTAACGCTGCCTTGTCTTCATCGGACATCGTGCGGGAATTTATGATTGTCTCAGCAAGGGAAGCGTTAAAATCACCGTTAGCTTTGATAAGTTCCGGGTAAACGCTGAGGATAGATGAATAGATGTCTTTTCCCTTTCCCCATCCGAAAAGCCCGGTTTTCTTATGCCCCGTTTTTATTTCAATATCAGCTAAACCGGCATACGCTTGTTTCAATGCGGCATTGGCATCTTTTACGCCGAAATACCGTTGCAAAAAGCTGGTTCTTCTTTGTTCTGACTTCTGCTGAGAGGTTCCGGCCAGTTCCTTGTTAAGGTCTGCTGTTGCGTCTTTCAGAACCTTCACTGCGTTGGCGGCCTTCCCGTAAGCATCGGTGCCAAAAATGGTTGTCGCCTTCTCGTATTCCAAGTTTTGCTGCATGAGCAATAGATTATACTCACGTTGTTGGGAAAGAGCTTCTTTCATTATCTCTTTCAGAGCCGCCTTGTGCCTGGCATTGGCAGCGAAAGCCTTACCAATCCAATTTGCAGCTTCACCAACTGCGGCCGCGATACCGCCGACAATACCACCTTTGGCAAAGCCTTGCCCAATATTGGAGATAGAGGACATAACACCTTGCACCGTGTCCATAGCTTCGGCCGCTGAATCATTCCCAGCCGCAGCAAACATATCCGAAAGGCTCCCGGCCATGTTCCCAATCAAATCAGCAGATTCAGCCGCGGCCTCGCCAATCTTGGCAAGTTTGGCCTCAGTTGATTTATCCCCGTCCTCTTCACCGGACTTGAATAAATCCTTGATGCCTTTTATTAATGAGGTAAAAGGATTCTTTTTAACCCCTGCTGAATAAAGTTGCTCCACTGCATCTTGTATGGCTTTTATATCCTTCGGAGATGCTTTCAATGCCTTTAACTGTTCAGCCGTGAACCCGAAATTGGGCGTTATATCTTCGGCCGAAGTCTTGGAAAGATAAGATAATAGTTGTTCGGTATCAGACATGATTTTGTTTATCTCTGATACTGACTTATTAGACGCATTCTCAAATAGTTTAACGAGCAAATCTGATGACTTCTGCATTGTGGCAAGCTCTTCATCATTCACGCTCTTAATCGCCTCCTTGCGCTTATTTTCAAGTTCTACAATGGCTGCATCTTTCACGTCTTGGGAAACATCTTTTCCATCAACCGTTTTCCCGTTTTCAATGGCTTTCCTCTCAGCGTCAAACTTCTTATTGAGGTCAGTGCGGCGCTGCTCATAGTTCTTGTACTTATCAAACAAATCCTTCAACAGCTTATCTTCGGCTGCACGTTGATACTCATTCGCAACGTCAGTGTATTCCTTCAACTGCTTTTGTTGTCCGGCGGATAAATCGGCAACCGTGGAAGCAGGAGTAAAAACCTTACCTTCTTTTTTGTAATTCGGGTTTTCGTTTATCCATACTTCTTTTTCCTTGTCTTGAAGCTCTTTTACCCATTGTTCTTGGCGAAGTCTGTTTGCCTCAATCAGCCTATCATACGTTAGGTCTATTTGAGCCTTCTCCTTCTCGTAACCTTCTTTCAAAGCGTCAATGCGAGCTTGACGAATTTCAAACTCCGATTGCTTTTCTTGGTTTATGCGCTCTTTGTTGTATTCGTCAATCTTTTGCTGGCGTTCGGCCTGCTCAACCTTTAATTGATTGGCTTCTTCCTTAGCTTTCTTTGCAGCATTCTTTTCCTTGTTCGTCTCACCGCCCAATTTTTCATACTTTTTCTTTGCTGCAGCTTCTTTTTTTCGGGCTTTATCCAAAGCAGCTTCATAAGCGGCTTCGTCCGGGTATTTATTTCGGTCATTCCGCCCGGCAATAATCTTTTTCACTTCCTTCTGTGCGCTTTCCCATGCAACCTTTGAGTCATTCAAGAAGTCTTTTGCCGCATTCTCTTGTATGAATTTAGCACGGCTATTAAGCATCTGAATACGTTTTGAAAGGGTATCAGTGCTTATGGGAACAGCTTCTCCTTGAATCTGCGCCCACTTCTTCCCGGTGTCTTTCGCAAGTTTAAGAAGGTTAGAATAGCTTTCGGCCATTTTCTTTGCCGTATCAGCATTCATGCTATTTACAGAGGATTCCCATTTATTTTGCGCGTCTGCCCTAATGGCGTCAGTGTCCGTTGAAATAGTCCCTTCCATTGATTTAATCATTTCTTCAATGGCTGAATCAAATAGCTGGAAGGTTCCGCGGCTTTTCTTAACTTCTGGCTTGTACTTCTTATCGAGGTCAGAATATCTCTTATATTCATCATCGGACATATTGATACGCCCATATTTGTAATACTCCTTGCGTAACTTCAAGTACTCTTTCAAATCGGCGAGCCGCTGCTTATCATCCTTCAAGTTCTCAATGCCTTTCAGCGTTTTTTCCTCGCGAAGTTCGCTATTATACGCCTTCCTGGCTTCGGTTAAATGGTCAATAAGTTCTTTCTCTGTTTCATACTGTTTGAAAATAGATGGCATTAAGATTTTTAGCTCACTCAGCTTTTCATGCTTTTCTTCCTCAGTAGTATTTTCGTCCTGAATGGCAGTGATTAATTCCTCAATCTTTTGTTTGCGCTCGCTTAACAAGTCGGCTTGGTCTTTTTCCCTTTTATTCACTCGTTCCAATTCGTCTGCCAATACTGTGCTACTTTTTGAATAAGCGATTGTGGCCGTTATAAGTGCGCCCAAGGCGACAACAGCCAAAACATAAGGATTGGCAAGCATCGTCTTATTGAGCATTTTTTGAGCCTTTTCAGCAAGTATGATGGCCTTGATATTCAATGTTTGAGCAACGGTATAACCTTTTTCGGCTTCGGTTGCCAAGATAAGGGCAACTTTATATACTCCATAAGTGGCAATCATCCCCATAAGAATACTACCAAGCGTCTCATAATTCTTAACCGCTGATGTAGCAAGTGCAATACCTCCGGTAATTATGCTTTGATTATTTTCTCCAATGCCATTAAGGGCATCTTGTATAGCACCTTCCAAATTGGAAATACTGCCTTTTATACCCTTGCTTTGCTTCTCCAACATACCGTTGAATTTCCCGCCTTCGCCCGTTGCCGCTTCAAACGCCTTTGCAACCATATCGGCAGAGATGGCACCTTTTGACATTTCGTCTTTGAGGGTTTCCATTGATTTACCGGTGGTTTCTGTCATGATTTTGAGCGGGTTGAATCCGGCATTTACAAACTGTATCATGTCATTACCCATGAGCTTTCCATTGGCGGAAACTTGGGCAAAGGCAAGAGCAAGCGAGTTGAACCTTTCAGTATTACCCATTGATATGTCACCTATTTGTTTCAAGGTGGGCATTACATTGTCAACTTCGACACCGAACCCCATAAGAAGCTGTGCACCTTTCGCGAGGTCGCCCAACAATAACGGCGTATTTACCGCAAAATCTTTCAATTCAGAGAAGAAAGCCTTGGATTTATCTTTATTCCCAATCAGAGTATCAAACGATATTTGAAAACTCTCAATTTCGCCACGAGCATCAATGATAGCCTTGCCAAAGTCCTTTATAGCTCCAATCGTGAAATACCCAGCTATCCCAGCGCCAATGTTGCGGAAAGTCTTATCTATTTTGCTACCTTCGGACACAGCAGTGTTTCCGATAGACTGAAAAGCATTTTCAGCCCGGCGGGCATCCCGGAGCATCTGATTAATATCAAGTCCGAGGCTGTAACTTTCTCTACCGTCAGTGTTCATCTTACTTCTTCTTCGTCTGTATCATTGAAATTATCCGGGTTGTTGGCGTCAATGCTTTCGTCCCATTCTTCTGTTTCACCTGCATCGTAACTTGGCAGGGAATAACTGTACATGATTAAGTTTTCGTAGCTGAGTTCATTCAGGATGTAATCGGGTGTTAGCCCAAGGTTCTTTGACATTCCGAGAATGACAGCCCAAATACTATCGTTCAACTCACTTTTTCCTTTGTTTTTCGCAGTATGTTCGCTTCGTTTAGGGAAGTTATAATGCTGAAAAAAAAAGCGATATGCTGCATTTCGAGCGTTTTAGAAATGAGCGTCAATAGTTCCTCGTTGGTGCAATTATCCAGTAGTTCTTTGGCAAGCTCCTTCTGTCGGTTCACCTCGTAAGTCTCAACCTTTCTGTAAAGACCCAAAAAGTGGCGGGTAACTCGTTGGCGAGTAACAACAAGACCTTTTCTTCCAAGAATAAGTATTGCGGCAATGTCGCCGATAACTTCGCAATCCTTAGCGTAGGCAAGTACATACGATAAAACTTCATTCTCGCCTTCGATAAACGGAGCAAGAGGCAACATTGAAATGTACTTTGATACTTCAATGATAGTACCAGCGGAAGGACGGGAAATGGTGTAAACCTTATCGCCCAGCGTTACTTTCAAAGGCTCCTGCAATACTGCATTGGAAACTTGCTGTTCAACTGTATTCTTCATAAAAACGGGGTTTTAAATTTAGTGAGCTTCCGGGAGTTGAACCCGGCTTTCACCCCTGCGGGTGTGTCCTATCCGATGAACGAAAGCCCAACCTTCACGCTCCGGCCTGCGTAACCGGAACAATGGTTTCTTTGCCATCTGCCGAAATGGTAATCTCAGCGGCACGTTCTCCGCCCGTATTGGCTGTTACTTTGGCTGTTACTATTTTGGAGGAAACTGTAACCGTACACCAACTTGCAGAGGACTTGGCTGTAACAGCCCCCGTTGATGTAGCGGTAACAGTTTTTCCCGTTGTATCAGCCGTCTTTGGGAAAGCTAAAGAAGTAGGTGCTACCGTCAGCTTATTTTTTTTTTTGAACCTTGAATACCACACATCAGTTGCGCCTTTCAAGATTTCAAATTCCAAATCTGCATAGTGTCCTTCTTCTTCGCTCCAACCGGGCTTGTAAATGACATTCGTTTTGGCCGCCTTGATTCCGACGGCTCCCACATTCTTGGGCGTTACCCTCACGGAAAAGTCGCCGTCAACCACATGGGTTTTGACATTGAAGTCTTCACCGGAAACGGCTCCAATTCCCAAGAGCGTGAGCAGTTCATCATCCGGTTCAATCACACGAGTTTTGAGGATGAAGCCGCCTTCAAGTTGTTCTTTTGCGACAGTCTTTCCACCCGTTGCTTTAGCTTCGAGCGTATCGCCATCGGAAGGTTCCAGCGTAGACGATTTATCTTTAATCACCCCAATGCTGGAAAGGCTTGCTGCCATTTCGTCATTAGCGGCTGTTTTGCCCATCTCAATAGAGCACTCAGACCAAGCCATGATTTTTTGCTTATTTGCCATAATCTTTGTATTAAAAGGTTGTTCTTTCAAATTCTAAATTCACATTCACAAAGTGCTGCTTTATATCCGGTTCCGCGAAGGTGTCCGTCATCTTGTTAAGGCGGAAAGAATATTCTTCAAGAAGGGCTTCGTTAAGAGCTTCAACAATGGCTTCATCGTAACCGGACAATTCAGTTAAGCGGGTCTTATCTTCAACGAGGTTCCCGCTGCCATTATCCACGTCCAAGACATAGATATTGATATGGGCGCGCCCCGTTTGAATTTGCTCTGCATCACCGCCGGAAACGATAATTACCGCATCTTCCGTCGTGGCATCAAGCGGCCTTGTACCTTCTTTATAGAGGGTTCCGCTAATGATACCGGAAAAGACATCCACAAGCACGTTGTAAATATCATCTTCAATCTTTAATGCGTTCTTCTTTCCCATTATTTGAATCCTAATCGTTTTAAGCTCTTGCGTATCAACTTTTTAGCCATTACGTTGGACGTATCAAGAACATTCAGCCCCTTAGCTTCCACGTAGGCCGCATAGTCCATACCAGCAACCACTATCAACACAATACCCGTTGAGTTCCGAGCAATCAATTTATTCATTAGCTCCTTGCCTTCTTTCGGCCCTGCTGTAGCAGTCGGCTTAACGGCTTCAAAACCGCCATGATGAACCACGGTACCATTGTAGAGAACACAATACCCGGTTGAGCTTCGCAGGTTTCCCGATTGGTCGGTGTACCTTCGCTTGGTTCTCGCTTCCCGGATACATTCAAGGCCAACATAGTTGAACATCTGAATCAACGCGGCTATCTTAAACCGTAAGCGTTTTTCCAAATAGTCCTTGAATTGTCCTTCGGGTGTGTTCCTTCTAATTGGCATGACTTATTCAACTGTTATCTTTACGCTCTCGACAGCATCAAGAAACTGTATGTCTTGCACACGAAACTTGCCAACCTTCACCCCGCGAATGGTATTCAGAACCACATATTCAGCATTGAAATTTTGCATGTCAATTAGAATAATGAACTTAGCACGGGTAAACGTCCCGGCCTCGTATCTGCCTAAATGGTCATTCTTATTCGTAGTGAAGTTGCAGAGGATAGGTTCGCCAAGAACTTCTTGAACTTTGACCGGGTTGCCATTTTTAAGCCCCCCGCCTACCGTTTCCACAACCTGCAATTTTCCGTTAGCAATTATCATCTGTCTTCTCCTTGATAGCCGTAAAAGTCTTGATTGTTATAGTCCAACTCATTACGGATAGAATCAGCCTTTGCTTTAAAGCGTTTTCTTTCACCATCGGAAAAGCTGTACGAAATACCAGCTTGCGATATGTTCGGAGCTTCGGAAAGGAAGTCATAAATTCCAGCTTTAGCCAACTTGAATTTATTACTATTCCGAATGCTGGGCGTAACATCGTCAGACGGGTTCAGCCCCAATTCTTCGGCCACTTCTTCAATGGTGGCCGAAGGAATAGGATAGCTGGATAGGCTTTTCAATGATTTAGAAATAGTTCCCATAGCCTCACTTATTAGGCGGCGTCGCCGTCGTTCCAGGTTGTCGCCATCGTGTTGATGAACACTAATGACTTTCTACCGGTCAAAGCTGGCTGTACATAAGCCTCCGACATAGTAACTTCAAGCATCGGGTTTACGTCAGAGTAAACCGTCATCTTGTAGTAAGAACCTTGGGTCTGCAAGGCGTCCGTAGCTTTCAGCATCGGAACGGGCTTGAAGTATGTGTAACCCAAGCGCGGTTCGGCAGAAAGGGTACATACGTTCTCGTTCCAAGGCTTAATCGTTTCTTGCTCACCGCTTTTCTGCTCAATAGTGGCATAAGTGTCGATGATAAGAATTTGCGGAGCCTTTTTCTTGCGCATGTAGCGGTTGATTGTGTCAACGTCTACGTCGTCAATACTTTCGAGACCTACGGCTTTCAGAACCACACCAGCAACGCGTTTGATGGTCTTTTTCTGCGCACACAACAAGTCGAATGCGGCTTGTTCCATAATAGCATACTGAGGCTTTCTACCACCTTTTTTGGCAACGATTTTCTGACCTCTCATGATGTCGTTAAGGCCGTCAGCAGTTTCGGCGTTGTCCCACTTCGTTGTTGCCCCGATGAAGTTTTCTTCCGGTACGTTGAAGTTGATTTCGTCCTGCTCTGCCATATCGCCGTCAATCTTAGCAGTTAATACTTGCTTTCCGCGTGAGCCAATGCGCATAGAATCAATTTCTACACGATAGTCCATACCGTCAGCACAAAACTTGATGTCATCATAGGTGAGGTCAACCAGGTGCCGTGCTGTGGCCGGGTCATCGCTGGCCGCGGCAATAGCTTGCAAATCGTTGTACTCGTTAATTTGAATTTCGTCTTTCTCGCGTGAAATTTCAATCTTACCCAGCGTTCCGCTCCATGAGCCAACCTTTTTACGAGTTTTCTTTGGAGCTTTCGTATTGAAAGCAACACGGTCGGCCGACACCGGAATGCCTTCATCGCCTTCAATGCCTTTGAGGTCGAACTTGGGTGTATATTTCAGCGGGAAAAGCTGCGGCCACGCAAGCCCTAAACCGGGCACGTAAGAATTGACTTCCAGCGTCAAGCCGGGTTGGTCAATCTCGAACAAAGGAGCGTTCATTTGTCCCATAGTTATACACGTTTAATAGTTGGTAACATGGCTTCAATATCCTTGCCGATACAAGCCGTTTCTTTTCTCACATTAGCGCCGTTGATTAAGCGCACGGGCTGCTCGCCCTTGCCGCCGAAAATCTTGTTTCCAAGCAAATATTCGGGTACATAGATAGGTGCAGCCGCAGAGGCAGAAGCCGCCTTTGCTTGATAGAGGCTTTCACCTGCTTTGATGGCAATACCCATCTCAACGGTTACTACATCTTTATCTTGGGCGGAAGTATCAACCGCAGTGCAGGCAACGGCCTTCTTTCCGTAACCTAAAGCGTCGCCAACAGCAATACCGCTGCCTTTAGCGATATTGATTGTAGTGTCAGCTATTGCGACAGCGGCAAGCAAACGATAGGATTTGATGACAGCTAACTTTCCGTCAGCGTTCAAGCCTACCGCGGTAGTTTCGGGAGCATCAAAGCTCGGTTCAACGACAAGACCGCCGCCCGGCTTTTCGGCATAAACTGATTCAATGCGAATCGGGTCAGCCGTTTCCGCTCCGTTGTAAGAAAATCTATCTTTCATTACTACTCACTTGTTTTTGGTAGCCCTATAATGGCCGGGGCAACCGTTTCGGCCTTTCTTGCATTCACGCGGGCTTGAACATAGGCGTTGGCCTGGCCTTCTTTCCCTGTTGAAGCACCGCTTTTTGGACGGCCGACAACGCCGTCACTTGCAGCCTGGCTGGTTGTTGCTTCTTCTACGTCCGGGGTGATTTCCTCAACCCATTCTTCAAAGTCTGCATCATCCTTAAACTGCATACGGTTGAAGTTCTTCATAAGGGTGTTACGGGTTTTTTCGGGAGCATCTTTCAGAAGAGCCTCCAAAGTCGCCTTGCGGGTGTCAGCAACCTTCCCGGCCTTCAGTACTGATAATTCCTCTTTCAAGGCGTTATTTGACTGAATAAGAGCTTTCGCCCAATCGGGAACCTTTTCTGCGTCTTTCCCTTCACCATCTTTACCAGCGGCACCACCTTTTCCAGCTTCGCCCCCTTCGCTTCCAGGTTCTTCTGCTGAATCGGCTTTTTTGCCTTCTTTCAAACCGTGTTTTTCCTCGTAGCTTTTTATAGCCTTCTCCTGCGCATCAGTCGCCCGGCTATCGGAATAGCTATCAATAACCTGCTGTAGAGTAAGTTCCTCAACGTAACTTTTGGCTTCCTCTTCACTTTTTACAGTCTTCACGGCGATGCCCGCTATCCTGCTCAATACTTTTTCGTCTATCCCTTCAAATTTGGTTTTCAACGAATCTAAGATAAAACGTTTTATGCTCATAATCTATCAACTGATTAGTTTATACACAAAACTAATGGTTACTTGGTTATTAGGCTGTAAAATAGAATAATTATTAGCACAATTTGTTTAATTAAGAACTTAATATGCGACCGTAAACGAAAGTTAATACCCTGAAAAGGTTATAAAATTATCTGACAAAAGTATTGCTATATTAAAATAACTCCCTATATTCGCCATGTACTTAATAATTAACAACTAAAACGATAAAGATTATGACACTTGAAAATTTGACAATAGATTATTTGAAAGCTGAATTTGTGAACGCTAATACGAACGGTACTTTCAAACTTTGGGCAAAGACGTATATAATGAGAAAATTCAATGTTGACGCTTCTGCCGCTAATGCAATTTTTGATGTGATTTAATAATCTTCTTAATCCACAACAACAATGAAAAAAAGTATATTAAACTACACGAAATCATTCATCAACCGCAACTTCCGAATGAAGGTCTACGGAGTAGATGAAAACGGGAACCGGATAAACAAGCTGGTAGGCGTTGCCGGGTTAATCGCTCTTATCGGAATTGAGCTTTTCAACAAGTTCGTTGACCGCGCTTTAAATGCTGGACTTGACAAGGTAGTGTGCAAGCTCCGCAGAGGATTGAAAATCAGTTTTTACGCTAAATAATCAGCAGGGTTTCCACCCTGCATAAATCCATACGATTATGACAAAAGAAACATTCAGATTGATTGATACAGTACAAAGCCAATGCATCGAGGCGTGGGGTGTAGTGGAAAACGTCAACACCCGTGAATATTTTGGCACAGAGGAAAGTATTGAACTTGTAGGGCAGTACTTGTATGTGTACCAAAAGAGAGATAAAGTTTTCTGCTTTATAGAGCAGTTCAAGCCAACTTATAAATTGACTGTGGCAGATGATGAAGATATCAAGATTTACAAGATTGATTAATTTAATCGCTGGGCGAAAGCCCTGCACAATGTCATAAGATATGAAATTTAACGAACTACCTATTGAAGCTCAACAGAAATTGAATAGTGAGCGTTTTGATTTACACAATCATTCGATTAACAGCGCATACGAGGTATTGTTATACGATAAGTCGGGTAGACGTTTTTTTCACGCAAGACGTCATCAAAAATCGTGGTGGGATGCCAAAGGTAACTATATGCCATTTGGTGGTGGTTCTGAATGGATGATAAAATACGGATGCATTGGTTTTTCTCTTATAAAGCAAGTAATGGGCTACGACTATGAATTGTGCCGCGGGAAATGCTATTCTAAATCAGCAAACGGAACGGTTATTCCATCGTCTATTAAGACAAAGCAAGAAGTTATCAGCATAGCAAAAAACATAGGTATATTTAACATATAATCCGGTAGCCTTCGGACTACCACAACAGAACAATAATATGGGAACAATCAATGACAACCGCGGGTGTAGCGTTTGCGACGCCGGAAAAGAGAATTACACAACGTTTTCTACACAGTTAGGCCGGAAACGGATAAAACGAATGCAATATGATTATCGAACACCGGAAGGCGAGCTATTCAGTTGCATAGGAATAGACTTGGCAGATTGCCGCCGGAAGCGTGACGAATGGTTAGCGAAGAAGTAACAAGGAAACGCCCCGCCCAACCAACGGGGCATAATCTACAACAACGATATGGAAGTAAATGAAGCAATGCTCATAGTAGCAGAAGAAGTAGCCAAAGAATTGGGCTACATTGAAGTACACAAGAACGTTATCAACGGAGAACGGGACAGCTTTTGGGGGAATAAATTTCTTGCAGCAAAAAGCTATCCAACCCCGGTAGTGGTCAAATCATGTCTGTATATCCTTCCTCAAATAGAGAGCGAAAAGGATGAGAACAAGCGCAGTCCGAAAGTGAAAATTGATATGTTTTGGGGCAGCCCCCGGCTGGGGATTGACTACCCGGATAGCTCGTTTTGTTGCCTCACATACAAAGAAGGGAAAGTTTCAGAGGCGCAGGCCTTCGGAGAAAACGGCTTATCACGCGCTTTCGACATTAAGCAGAGAATTGACAAACTTATCAATCAATAACATTTAATCCACAACAACAATGGTTACACATGAAAGAGATTGGGATTGCGACGGTGCAATCAGAATGAATGGAGAAACAACGATAAAACGTTATCGCGAACTCAAAGAAACTCACCCGGATTGTAAACAATGCGATTGCTTCTTTGCTTTCAATAAGGAACAATTTAGTGAAGGCATAAAGTCCATTCGTCAACTAAAAGAAGGCGAAAAGTTAATAAATGCTGGCAGCGGCCTTTTTGGGACGCGAGATGGTCTTGATAAATTTTTCGCTTTCTATGATGGCATAACCAACTTAATTAAGGAAGAATGCGACCCGCAAGAAGTTTACTTCTACGAATACAATAATCACGAAAGCATGATTAGTTGGGACGGAGATGCAGAGGCAATTAAACTTGTTATCGCTTATTGGGGTGAAGATACTGCGAGAAACATCAAGCGTTATAGCGCTTTCAAAGATATTGATGATATAGTAAAGGAGGATTGAAATGAAAACATATAAGCATACAAAATTCCAATACGGAACAAAATTGCCTATCGTCGTTTTTGAAATGTTTCAGCAACGGGTAATGGATTATCATTTTCGTGGTTTGGGTGATGTCATGAACTACTTGTTAGAAGCATATTGCCGGATGCACAACAAAGAAAAAGTTTCCAAAACGATTAAAAGAGTATTCAGCCATCAGGATACGGGTTGGTTCAGACTTTTTCGCTACGATGAGAAAACCCTCTTTTGCTTTGAGACAAGTCGGGAGCTTTCCGATAGAGTTAAGAGATTGGCAGACCTGCAGGGATATTCTACGCGCAATCAATTAACAAACTTCATCATTGGTGCGTTCATCGCCAGCGCACATGAAACGCTTCGCAATCTCAGCAAAGAAATGAGCGAGCAAGAAACGGTTGCAGCGATAAAAGGGACAACGATTGCTACCTATGTCAGCAACTATCAATTCATGTTTCTAAAACAGACGGCGGAAGAACAACGCACAAGTTTAATGAGCCTTCTTGGTTCCGCAACCGATGTGTTTCTACAATTGGATGAAGATAATACAGACCGTTATGTGCCAAAGGTTCTTCGGGAATTAGCGGAAAGCGTTTTGAGCATCGAAGGCTATACAACGAAGGAATTTAGACGCGGGAAGGCCGTTGTAATAACCGTTAATGATGATAGGGCCATGCAAATAACGAAAGCCATGAAGAAGCACAATATCAGAACACCTCGAGAGTTTCTTCGGCGGGTTATCCTCTTTTTCTTCAACGCCCGGTATCTGATTTTCAAAGACAACATTTCCGCTGGGGATGATATGCCGGTATGTGAAGAAATCGACTATGAAGATTATTTTAACGAACAATGTGCACGAAAGGCCTTCGCCCGTTCTCTTTATGCAAATTAGAAGTTCTGTGGCGTCGTTTTTTCTTTGCTCTATCGCAAAATTATATCCGTTCTTGATAAGTTACCAAGGCGGTGAACAAAAGTATCAGAAATCAAAAAAATGGAGAAAATAACTAAATCATTTATCATCAAAGTAAGGTTCCTTGCTCCGGTCGAAGGGAAGCGGGAACACTTCTTTGGTTCTCTTGCTGCAATTTACGAGAAGTTTACGCCTTATCAAATAGGCTGCAAACTTCCTAATTTGTGGAAAGCCGGGATTGAACCAGGCAAACCAAAGACTACAAGGAAATGTACTATCTCGAAACATGAGGTAATACGCAAGGAACAACAAAAAAAGAAAGGAGGCAATATATGAGCATAGCTTGTGTACAAGACATCTACAGATGCGATACATGCAAATCTGCATCAGACGAATACGGGAGAGATTGCAAACATGGGATATTGTTTCCCTTGGCATTGCTTATGGCAGAGCAAAATAAATGTATGAACTACGAATTTGACCCGGAAAAAGTTAAGCTGCAATTGAAACGAAAGGAGGAACGGAAAAATGAATCTTGACGAACTTATAGAATATCTCGAAGAAATAAGAGAGGAACACGGAGGGAATCTTGATGTAGCCGCACAAGTTCCGCCAGGCACAAGATGCTGGGAAAACTCGTGGACGCAGTTTGAAGTAAGGGTTGTCAGTACTGACGGCGGGGCAATTTATTTACAATGTTCAAATTAAATCAGAAAGGAGCTAATATGTTTAAAACAAAAATAAATCCTATGTATATAGAAATAGCAAAACAAATCATGGAGAATATACAAAATGATTGTGGCGCTGCAAATCGGTTTGAGGGAGGTTTTAAATACCCAAAATATTGGGTAAGCCTAATTGCTAAACATTCACAGCCCTTGTTTGAAAACCATCCCGATATTCTATCAGATGATTTTTTATCTGACATATCTTGTGGAGGGGAAGAGGTTAGAAATGAAATCAATCTCAAATACCCTGAATTTAACAGCTTAGATAGTATTCTTGAACGCTATTTTGAGTCTTTGTAGTCTAATTAAAACAATATAGTAATGAAGGTAAGAGTAAAGGCCATTAACGAGATTGTGGAGGTTACAGAATCTTCGATAATGGGTACAGCGATAGAGACGGATGTTTCTATGAAAGTAGCGAGGTTGAAGTAATTACCGAAAAGACATCCGGTTAACTATGTTTTCGCTAATTAGACGGCTTATGATACGATAAAATAGTATATTTGCCCAAAATGAGTGAAATATGGAAAAATCGGAAGCTATAAAACTTGAAGTAGGAAAACAGTATGTGTATGAAGATATACTCATTACCGTTACTACGGACTTTGATTTCACCCCACTTTTGAAGATTAAAACAATTGATGGGGAGCTATTAATAAGGCCGTCATCTTGCAATGAGGCCGTTGTAAAATCGTCGAAAGTAAATGATGATTGAGTGATTTACAATCGTTTAAATGATGAAGTTATGGAGACTGTTTTTGACTATAATATTACCCCGGAAGAATGGGAAAATATCCATGGGGGTGCTGGCAAAGAAAGATATTTGCAGCTTATAGGTGAAGAAAGCGCCAACTTTGACCTTGCTTTATTGTTTTATAGACGTGGGGACAAAGAGAAGGCAACCTATTACGCTAATAAGCTGCCTTTTGATTACCGGAATGATTTTTGGAGGCTCGTTACGCACCCTTAAAGGAAACTTTCAAAATCGCGCAACGTTAGATTTTCAACAAGTTCGGTTGCATTCTTGACGCCTTTCCCTTTTAGGAAATCTGCCACTTTGAGCCATATGTTTTCGTATGGCTCTTTTTGTATCAGGTCTTTAAAGTGTTTGAACGCATCATCTTCTGCAATTCCGTATTTACTTAATGCCTTTCTGAAATTTCCTACAGACTGTGAATAGCCATAACCGGATGCCATTATTTCATTCTGATGCATTGCCTTTCCGCCCAATTGCTTGATAAAGTCCGGGTAGCTTTTACGCGCGCAGAACTGATTTATAACCTCCATTGCAGAGCGTTTCATATCGTTTGCTTTGACAATATTTCCCCAGCCTTTGGCCCCAGCGTGACGTATTTCATGCCAAAGGCTTTCAAGTGCATATTCTTGGTTAAAAGTGAGTTCTTTCCCCTCCTTGACAATGGCAAGTGCGGTTTTTAGTTCTTCGGCAGGATTGAACTTACCGTTGGCTGTCTTGTAATTACGATTAATTATCGTAATCTCGTTTCCGGAACTGATATCATAGCTTCCATCCACACGCTTATATCGGCGAGAATTATACATGAATGCTGTACTTTTCGATGTTACAGAAACCTTTTTCAGCCCACCGTAAAAGTTATCCGGGTTTTCCTCAGAATACTTGCTGATGATTTTCTTCATCTCGTAATCAGTAGCCGAAGCTGGGTTCTTGATATTCTGTATGAGTTTCTGCGTTTCCGATAATTTGGGAGCCGGAATAGGTGGCTGGGGAACCGGAACAGAAAGTGGCTTATTGATTATGCCTGCGTTATCACGTAAGAAGTACGGCAGGGTTCCCTTTGCGGTCATCTTCTGTATTCGTCCTTGGTTCTCCTTACACCAATTAGTAAACTTCTGCGGAACCTTTTTAACCCGACCACTGAACTGATAGTTGGAAACATCTTCGCCCGCAAGTATGGCTTCTTCATACTTGATAAAGTCCTCGAACTTCGGCGTGATGGGGATAGCGACACAACGGCATTGCGGATGCCAGCCCGTAAACTTGAACGTTTTTGGATATTTCCCGGCCAATTCGTCGCAAATATCCGGTATCGGATGATTGTTTGAGAGGATGATTTCAAAGCCCAAAACAAGGTCATTGCTTTTCCAATTCTCATAGTCTGCCGTATGATACGCGATGTTGACTTCACTACGCGACAAGCGCATAGCATTCTTATAAGAAGAACGGTACACGCCTTGGCCGGGATGATAGTTCTTTGCACGCTGGGACAGAACCAGGTTCCCGTGCTTATCTCTGACCCTTCGGAACAGCTTGTTGGGTTCCTTCAAATAGTTGCGGATATCCCGGCTTAACATGGCCGCACTCCGGCCGTCGCCCAATGCAATATCTAAAGCAAGCTCAAAGTCAGAAATTCCACTATCAACAATCTTCCATACGCGGGCAGAAAGCCCCATGCCGCTAATTTTCCGTGATTGAAACGCTTTCAGAGCCTCAATATTTCGTGGCTTAAATTGCGAAATTTGCTCTTTTGATAACTTACTTGATAAAGTTATTGCATCAACCCAAGAATCGTTCTTATCGCAGCTTAATTGCCATGCTTCGGCATCTCCTTTCGTTATGGCCTCATAAATACCTTTATGCAGCTTCTCGAACATCTTATCGACACGCAATTTCAAGCCAGGAAAATCATCAAAGGAAAACGGCTTGTCTCCGGTGAACCCTGACTGAGCACCAAGCCGCGCAACTTCCTTGATGACCTCTGAGTAAAGAGCATCTATGTCACGCGCCAATCTGTTGAGGTTAGCGATATGCTTTTTATCAAATTTGCTTGCCTCTGCCATGACTTTGCATTAGATTGTGGGTTCTTCTATGTCTGCCATACTTTCTGCAGCTTCTTCGGCCTCTATCAAAGCCAGTTCAGCGTCAACGTCTTCAACCTCGCCAAGTTTCCTTATTGCGGTCTTGCGTGCCATGATGGCCTTTCCGCCCGTCGCGTTGGTGTAATTGGTTATTTGTTCGGCATCGTCCTTGATATTGTACGGAGTGATAACAACATCAACTTCGAGGCTTTCTATGGCGCCTGCCAAGGCCGGGTACATCTTCTTCATGAAGGCTTTTACTACGTTGATTTCACGGTTGAATATGTCAAGCCAAAGGCCGGATTCATCCGTTACCTTCAATTGACCGTCAATGAACATCATCTTTCGAGCCTCGCCGGACATCGGGCTGGCCTTCATGCTTTCCATAGACATATCGGGCAACTGCAATTGAACGAAGAAGTTCTTGCGGATAGTCTCAACATGGAATTTCAGACTTTCAATAGCCTGTTCCCATGTCTCATATCCGGCCTTCGCGTTGGAAGGATAACGGAGAACGTTTCTTGCCGTTGTGTCATCGTCCGGTTCATTTCCGAACTTCGCAACATCGTCTTTATCCATGAACACAACCCAATTAGGCTTGCTGTTCTTACGCAGGTAATTTCCATTACGGGAAAGCGACCATTCAGCCTCGAAGACATTCTTGCTTTCATCTTCCCAAATAGGTTCTTCACGACTGCCATAAACGCCTGCAATCTTCCCAATCTTTATGTCCTCGTTCAGTTCTTCAACCCATTCACTGCCGCGCCCTGATTGCGCCCAGCGAATATGCTTCTTGTCTGTGTAGGTTTCAAAGTAGGTTGTTCTTTCTTTCCTCACCTCACGGGTATATTGGATAGAAAGCGCAATCATATCATCGTATTCATCGAACAACGGGAAAAGAATATCACCTTTCATTGGCGAATAGGTCTTGCAGCGAAGTTTCAAGCGGGTTTTCTCGCCTCCATAGATGGCTTCTTGCTCTTGGCTGTACCAAATTGTAGCAAACTCACACGAGGCGTATAACGCCCGCCCGCGCTCGATATTCATGCTGTCAACCTTGTTTTTCTTGAAGATGCCTTCCATTATCTTGGCAACCTTTTTTTCATTGTCGTTTTCAGCGGTGTACACACGCTTGACCGGGATGCCAAAGGCAAGTTCTGTCATACGCTTTACTGAGAGCTTCTGCAGTCCCAGCGTGATACGGCACATACGAATTAAATCACCCTTTTTGTTCACCTTATCGCGGTAGGTCTTATCAGTCATTACCGGATGATACTTGGGTTCATACTCCTTTTCAAGTTTACTCCAAGGCGGGACAGTGACCGTTTTCAACTTCAAATCGTCTATCTTTTGGGCGGGTGTCCGTTCTTCGTTCAAAATTTCATCAATCGTTTTCATAAGCTATCTGTTTTTAATAAAGTTCATCTTCCAAATCTTCGTCATGCCTATCGTAGTCATCTTCACGTACAAGTTGCACCGGGTAGAAGGTATTGGCAAGCGCGTCAAATTCATCGGTAGAGAAGCCCAAGCGGTCTTTTATGTCATCTTTGGGTTCAATGATGATTTTCCCGTTTGACAAGAAGCTCCACTTGATTTCCGTTGCTTCTTCGGCGAAGGTTCCGCCGGGCGGCAACATGGCGTTCATTCCATTGTCCGGGTTGAGCCAATCGCGGACGCACCAAAAGAGAAAAGCGCGCATATTGGCGAAGGTGTATTGCCCGGTTATGTCTGTCAAATCCTTGCCGCTTTTGGTTTTGGCTCCTTCGCTGTATTTACAGCTATGTATATTGAGTTTTGCAACTCGCCAATCTCGTTCGTCGCAAACTTCCAAGCACCGGGAATATACGCCCGCGCCTTCTCCGATGGTATCAATAAATACCATTGTTCCGGTTGAATACTCAACTTTGTGTATGATGCTTCCTGCAACCTTCATGTGGTCGGCCTTCCCGCCGGAATTGTGCTTGTCGAACTTGGCAACGTAGTTGTTGTATCGGAAACAATAAACAGAGCAGTCGCGCCCCATGCCTGCAACGTCCACGCCCAAACGACAATAGTTGTGGTTCCCAAGGCTGTATTGCTTCCAACGTTCCTGTGCAAGCTCAACCCACTGCATCGGAATTAAAACATCTTCATCAACCTTCGGGAATTGTCCCAATACCTTCTTGCGGAAAAGGTCTGACGGGCGAAGCCATTGCCCCTCGAACTCAAAATCATCTTCTTTCGCTGTCGCTTCTTCCGGGCGAATTGGAGTACACCAGTTTTCAACTTTATCTTTCACCCATTCATAGTCTACTTGGCCGGGAATGACTGTCTTTTTCAACTTTACATTGGGAGCCGTGAGGCTGTTTAGGCAGAACTTCTTCCAGCGTTTGGCCTTCTGACTTCGGGCGGCATATCCAACAGTAGTATTGGGATTGAAGACAAGTAATAAGCGGGAATTTCCCTGCAAATTACCTTCGATGGCCTCGAATGTGTCGTCTACGATACCCGTTGCCTCCGTGACTATAAACATTGTATTTACGGCATGAAAACCTGACCATGCCTCATGGTTGTTTTCGTCTGCCTTGAACCCCGTTAGAAACCATTCCTCACTGCTCGTTCTGATGTCATAGGCGTTTAGTTTCCCCGGCAGAAGGTAGCCGCGCCGTTTGGCCCGGTTCCACAGACGGGAAATTTCCGGCATCATAATGTTTTTCACTTGTCGGTCTGTTGGCGCCGTCAAAGCAACCTTCGTGTTTTCGACAAGTTCCCCGTTCTTGTTCCATTTCGGGGTGAGATAGAGAAAACATACGGCTATGCAGGCGGCTACAAAGTCTTTCCCGCGAGCCGTCCCGGAACGAACAGAAACGAGCTTATTGTGCTGAACAGCGGTTACAATGGCCTGCTGTTCTTCGTCAAGGTTCACGCCAAGAGCCTCTTTGATGAACTTATTCCAATCCGCCCGCCAAGATGCGAACAAGGCGGCAGCGCGTTTCCTTATTTCCGCTTCATTCTTTCTCATCTTCAACTATTCCGGTTTCCATCAAGAGTGCTTCAAAAGACATGGCGCCGGAAAGTTCTTTTTTCTCCGGTGCATACAGTCCAAGCAACTTTCTACGTTCAATGAGTGCTTTGTGGATAATATCAAGATAGCGCGGGTCGCCGTAGCATATAATTTCTTCTTTCTGCTGTTCAAGTTTCACTGTAACTATGTCAGTACTTTCTTCGCCGCCCGGTATTCCTTGTTGCTTGGCCTTCTTTCGCTCGTAGTCCGTTTTAGACTTTTCCCATGCTGCCCAAGCCTCTTTGATTATAGCATCGAGCCTTTCAAGTTCCAATTGCAACGCCAAATCGGTGTTGTCTATGCGGGTTTCCCGCCATTCCTCCAACAGTTTGTTTACATCCTTGCTAACGGTGCGCAGAGAATAAGAAACCAAGCCAAGCCGGGCCATAACTTCTTCGCGAATATCCCGGTAGGAATACCCACGTTTGTATAGCTCAGAAATAATATCCAGCCGGACAATCTGTGCTTGCCGGTAGTCTTTCATTTTGACCTTTTGTTTTCCCTCTGTCCCTGCCATATCAATCGTGACCGTTATACTGATAGATTAAATCCTCGTTTTCATCCTTTCCAATCGGAAGCAAGATACCTTCAAATAGCTTGTACGGGCTTTGTCCGGCCTGCGGGTTGTTCCAAAGCCAGCGCATATAATCGGCCATTGTCATGGTATCAAACTTCGCCTTCTTCTCCGAACTGTTAGTGTTGAAGCCGATGGCACGAATCCATTCAAAGCTACCAACGAGCTTTTCGATGTCATCTTTGATGTCCGGCCAATGAACAAAACCTTTCGCTTTGGCTATCTGCAACGCCTCGCACCATTGGCCGCGCGAATAGTTCCAGGAAGAAGGAAGGCCGCAGCATGAGCCATTGCAGCACAATTCTTTGAAATGGGCATCAGAAACGTAGAAGCGCATCCCGACTTCTTCGCACAGTGCTTTCATGTTGCGGAAGAAAGGTTCTTTTACTTTCCGGTTCAAACGGAGATAGCCGGATGAAATGCTATATTTGCGGTAGAACTCCATCACGTCAAACCCGCATATCTCGTTGAAGGTGGGCATAAAGGCTTTCAAGGTTGGGGAACGTTGCTCAACGCAAAAGAACTCCGTACTCATGGCCGTTGCACCTCTGTTGGCAGCTTCGCGAATCAAATCAAGATATGTCGGCGTTGACACCCCGATGATGAAAGGCCGGAGCCGGAGCGTTGCGCCTCCAGCATCAGCGTTCGCAATCCTTTCCAGCGCGTCAAGGCGTTCCTTGGGTGACGGTACGCCCTTCTCAATGATACGTGCCTTCTGTTCATCCAGCGTTATGATGGAAAACTTAAAGTTCCAATTCTTCTGCCCGCGTATCAAGTCCATGTAGCGGTCATCTTTCGTGAACCAGGTAGCCTTCGTTGAGAAACACAACGGATAATTGATTTCCTTGAAGAATTTCAGCAGTTCAAGGGTTACTCCACGGGTGCGCTCGAACCCGTCGAATTGGTCAGATAAGCCACCCCATTGCATGACTTTCCGTTGCTTGATGTATTCCGCGAACTGCCCGCCGAATTTATCCGGGAAAAGGAACATCTTTTTCACCCGGTCAACGGACACGCCGCGAACATCTTTGTGGAGATAGGTTTCTTTGGGGTTTCCTATTCCACGTTGGAACTGAGAGAAACAGTACAGACAGCCGAAAGAACAGTTTGAATAAGTATCAAACGTCATAGGCATTGAACAATCGGCTATCTCGTTGCTCCAACGCGGTGATTGATAATATTTTTGTGGCATAACATTCAATTATTAGGTTAATTACTTCCCGGTTCCCAAAGTTCTACAACCTTGTTGTACACTTCTTCAAGTTCTTCGCTCAAAGAAGTTTCCCCGGTATTGAAACAGATAACGGGAACGCCTATTTCCGCCCATTTCCCTGCCGCCCTACAAGCGTTCTTCTGCTTTGGTAGGGTCTTGTCTGATAGTCCGACTTTTCCACGCTCTAAAAGCCGGGAATGAAGCACGGCGCCATTGGCGTAAAGGAATACGACCAAATGTCTTTGGGCACGAAACATTGCGTTAGTTAGGTTCAGCCCAAAGGTGTCAAAGTAGGAGCCTTCGCAGAAGATGACTTCGCACTTTTCCAGCCCTTTTTCGACAACATCAGGAAGGACACGAGTACAGTTGAATGCGTCTACACCACCATAGCGGGTTTCGTTCCGATAACGTCCGGCGAAGCAAACCCTGCTATCGTTGCAAAAGGTCAGTTCTTTGGTGGTTTCTCTGATGCCGCCAAACCGTTCTATCAAAGCCTTGGCAAGCGTTGATTTTCCAACGCTATTTGTTCCGATTATGAATACACACGTTTTCATGCTACAGTAGTTTGATTATTGTATTTTCCCATTGACAGCCTTTGATATCGTCCAAGAGGCGCTCTGTATAGAAGCCATTCCAGCGTGTCCCCTTTTTCAGTTTGGCGACGGCGCACAGACTTGTTTCCAGCGCAAACACGTTGTCATTAGTATCTGCTTTCGCCCGTTCGATGAAGGCCGTTAATTCTTCACGATTTTGCGTTCCTGCGACTATCTCCGCCCCCACTGTATAGTTCTCACGCGGCTCGAATTTAAGCGCAAGGTCATCAACTATTTGCTTTCCACTTAGCTTCGCCCAAACTTCGAGAAAAAGAAAAGCGGCGTACCGTCCGAAGTAGTACCAGCTTGTAACCAACTTGTACTGCTCTGTTGTACTTGCAGCCTTGTCAAGTTGTTCAAGTAGACTTGGGGAAAGCTGCGCCATTATTCGGTCGAAGGTGTCGCCAATTCTCACGTATCGCCTATCGGTACGGAATTTGAGTTCGTACTTTGGCGTCTTATGGTTGGAAAGAAGCATTAAAGCACTTGGAATGTGGTAGGTGGTTGCGTAGTAATATGCCAGCCTAAAGCTGTCCCACCTTGATAGCCCGAAATGCTTTGCGAGAGAGGCGATCATCTTTTCTTCAACCCCGGCATCCCCGCCGTTGTGGTACAGTATGTAGTCATTGTAGGTCATGGCCTTAATCTTCTTCGGAAATTATTTCGTCAATGCGATACACAACCTTGTCGATAGATGCCATTCCGAGAAGTGCAAGAAGCTCCGGCAAACGGTCTTTGGGGTACGTTATGATAATGCGCTCCATCGGCGTAACGTCGTCACCTTGCAGCTTTGGCAAGTCTTGTGGGTTCAAGTCCAGGCCTTGCAGTTCCGGCGGAAGGTTCCCGGCGGGTATTGTTCCTTCTCCGTCGTCTTCGCTATCATCCGGCTGTGCAGGGTTGGCAGAAGTATTTGTGGCGGCTGGCTGAGCAGGAGCGAAAGCGACGGGTGCGGTGTTCCATACGTCCATTCCCCAATCTTCGAGTTTCTTGTTGTCGAAAGTATTTGCCAACAAATCGTAATCCCATTGGCCGTATGAAACATTATCTTTCACGATGAACTGCTTTTTTTCATCTTCGGTCAACTCATTCGCCCTGATTATGAAAGCAAAAGGAGCTTCCAGCCATTTACCCCAATACTCAACGAGCTTGTCACGTTCGGGCTTGCTTTTGCTCTGAAAGTCTGCAAGGGACGATAACCGGGTGGCAATTTCTTCCGGCGTCATCTTCGCGATAGCTTTTAATGCGTTTCCCCTCATGTTACCGCCAAGGGAAAGCATCTTGTTATCAACGACAATAGGGCGCAATTCAAGCATCTTCGGGAACACCAAAATAGAGTTTACCAACTTCGTGAATTTATCCGAAGTAATGGTGCGCGGGTTGGCCGCATTGGCCTTCACCTGCGATAGTTTTACTTGTTCTGTTTTCATAAATTGCTGTTTTTGAACAAAAATAGCCCAAAACGTTTACATTAGAAGCGTTTACGGGCTATGTTTAATAGTAATTATTTAATTAAAGTTTTATCGAAAAACCCGCATAAACCCATGCGAGTAGGGCAGCGTCCCGGCCTTCTTGGTTCGTGTGTCCCATTATCCCGGTAAACTTGGCAAGTTCCTCGTGGGTAATCTTTTTATCCTTCCCTTTCCAGCATTTAGTTAGCGGCTTCACTTCTGCCACGTCTATCTGCCAATGCTTGCACATCTCAACAATCTTGCGGGCTGTCTCGTGGTTTCTTCCGGTGTGGTTTCCTTTCGCGGCGGCAGTGGCTTTACTGTCCTTCGGGTTCAGATGCCAATTTCCCTTGTTCATGTACCCAGCTTCTACGACAACGAGAAGATGTTTTCCTTGGGTTTCTGCACATCTTTGGGCGTAGCGCAAGTAATCTAACAAGGCGGGGAAAGAAAGCGTGGAAATTTCAAGGATTTTGTTTTCGCAATTTAGGTAGGCCACCCCGTTCTTGTCCACGTCCGGGTCAATGCCTATGATGGCATGAATCTTTTTTCTGTTTGGTCTAATCATAACTATTTGATTTATAATGTATTAAATATAATATAAGCACATTTTTACGGCTTTTGTGGTCCAGCAAAGGAAGGGAGCTATTTTTTCTTTGGCCTCGCACGCATACATGCACACACGTATGTACACACCCACCTTATCTCCCCCTACCCCCTCTTTTCCTCCCTCAAATCAGCGCGGGTTGCTCCTGGTTCTATGCCAATATACCTTTGGCCGGAAGCAACGCCTTTTATCCGGCTTATGCAGATTAGGCTTGTAGGAGCAATAAACGCCGCGTTCTTTCTTCCGAAGGCTGGCAAACTCGTAGTTCAAGGATTCGATTTTTAGCTCTGTCAACTCTGCCACTTCTGCAAGTCTGTCAAGACTACAAGTTACTTGGCTACTTTGAACGAGCCTTTGTATTTCTTCCTTGAGAGCCTCGAAGGACATACCCAAGGCGGCTGCAGCTTCGGCGATAGCCTTCATGTTTTCCGCGTTAAACTCAATAGTTCGCCCATTACAGACAACTCCAACTCGTATCATTCTTGCCCCCTTTCGTATTCTTCCGGTAATTCGTATTCCCAAAAGCTCAATTTGCCTTTTACCCCTTCAATTGGTTTGTCAAACAATATCGGGTTAGCCAGCACCCAGTTATAAACTCCTTTTTCTGCCCAAATGGAAGGGTGATTCTGAATACAACAAACTATTTCCACGCTTCCAATAATGGCCGATGTAGGCAGCTTTTTAATCGGTATTTCAACTGGAAGAAAAAGGCGTTGTTCGTGGGTTAAAGCATTCCAACCTTCTCTAACAGACGTTGCACTGGCATGAATCAATATTCGCTTTCCGATATACTTGTTAGGGCATTTCCAAGTTCGGTTTTCAATAGGTTTTAAACCTTGAACAATGAGACTTGCCCACGGTTGTTTTACTGTTATAACCTTATGTATCATAATCAATCTTTTTTATCGTTTTTATTTCCTAAATAAACATCGAAAAGGCGGGCGGATGCAAGGACGGCAATCAATATCACCGTCCCAATCCAATGCCAAAAATCAGTGAATATAAATTTCAGTATTTCAAGCATATCATTCCCCTTTCTCTCCAATAATTTGTAATCTTAGAAAGTTGCACCTTGCCCACTTGATAATTTCCTCTTGAATCGCTTCGTCATCGAGATTGTCAAGAATATCCCGGAAAGAATAAGAAGCACCGCACGCCTCTTGGAAATGGGAAACAATGCTTTCTTTCAACCTTTCTGTTTGAACCGTTTCATCTTCGTTGATAATCGCCTGGAGCTTTTCAAGGTTATCTTCTCCGTGAGCCTCTTTCAGAATCCAAGCAATTTCTTCATCTTTAGTCATGTTCTTCGGCTGGTTCTTTGCATCTTCTTTTAGTTCTGCAATGATTTTATCAACTTCCGAGCAAGGAGCCTCAAACATCCGTTTATAGTTGGCAGCTTGTCTTTCAATGCGCTTCTGCGTCTTTTTATTCAGTTTCATTCTTTGCCTCCTTTCAATTTCTTAATAATGGCATCAGCGAAACCACTACTTTCATCTTCAAATAAATTCCCCATCCCTTTTACCTTCCGGCGGCATGGATAACGTTTATACTCTGTTTGTTTAAAAGGGCAATCAGTCTTGTGTGTAGCGTCATAGCTTCGTTGAGCTACTTCATCGTTCCCAAGCATCTGCCAATCAATTTCACGCTCAACAGAACACCGATAGTTCGGCGTATCTTCGTCCAATGCCGATTGTGGACGTTTGGACGGGCGAACACTGCGAGACTTAACGCATTGAGCGCAGTTCCGTTGCGTCCAATTCATGTACTCCGTTCCGTTGCTAAATAACGGTTTCTGCGTCGTTTTCATCTTCCTGCTTTTTAGGTGTGAATACTATATCAACCCCGTATCGGTCTTGAAGCTCTTTCAGAACATCTTGCAGCCCGTCTGTTTTAGGCTCCCAATCTTTTTGAAAGCTGGGAAAATTAGCGTAGAACACTTCGCGCAGGCGGTCAGCGTGTTGCGCCCAAACTATATGGGTATCGGCTCCTTTTCTCGTATCAGTCATCATCTTGGAGAAGGCATTGAAGTAATCGTCATTACCTCGTTGGGCTTTATTGAATAACATTTTCATCTGTCCCATCTTCAAACCATACTTTTCAAGAAGGCAGTCCGCTTCTTCAAAGAATGTAGCGGCGAAGGATTGAAGAAGATAACCGGCAGAAAGCAATTCGTTGATTCTATCCATACCTCCGGTTTCTATCATAATTTTACGCAAGGCAGCTTCTTTAATAGCTACGGCCTTTTGTGCTTGGGCGACATTCTTTTGCGCGCCCATACGTGGGATATAAGGTTTCTTTGTCATCTGATTATCTTTTGAGGGTGAACACTAAAATTCCATTCTATAATTTCATCCGGGAGCGTTGTATGAATATCGCCTCCGAGTACCAACCCGCAGTGTTTTTCTACATATTCGCGGGCTTGCTCCTTATAGTGAGCCTTCACAGTGAATGTTCCTTCAAACACAAACTTTGTTTTAACGAAATACTCCTTTGTAGGTGGTTCCGGGCAATCTTTCAACAAGCGTTTTAAGTTTCGGATAGCCTTTTTATAGTCTCTTATTACGGCTGGCTCCTTGGCGCGATAAAGAGCGTTTTCCAAGTCCGCAAGCCTTTGTTCCAATGCAGAGCGTTTCAATTTTATGTCCATTATGCTATGTTTTTAAGTCTATGACTAATTTTCCGGGCGAGTGCTTCACAGAGGACACGCGCCATGTTTACCTCAACAGCATTTCCAATAAACTTCTTTTGGTCGGCCTGCGAGCCTACAAGTGTATAATCTTCCGGGAACCCCATTATTTTTTTCAATTCCGGTATGCGGAGCATCCGCATCTTGATGTCTACGATACCATACATTGCCATGAACTCTTTAATTTTTCGGGTCATTGGGCTGTCAGTATCGTATATTTCAATCGCTACACGTCCGGTTTCAGTGGCAATCAAGTAGGGTGGCATCTTATCCATGCGGGCAATAAGAGTGAAACAAGGGTTATCAACGGAGCCGCCCGCGCTATTAAATTGAGGGTTCATCAGGTAGTGCCATTTCCGGTTTGCGGTCACTGTTTGCGCTGGGTCTTCAATACTACTACCAACGTTGGAAAAGTTTGTATTCATAATCCACGGCTTACAAGTAACAAGGCTGAATTTAGGGTTTGTTGTCACTGTGCAGGCTGGAACCTCAATGGATGCAGGCGTTCCATTTCCGTATTGCATATCCAAAAAGCAGCTTTCAATCAAAGAAAAACGGTCTTTTGTTGTTACGGTTGCAGAAGGCTCGTTGATTGAGCGATTAAAGCCATTCCCATAGTGAGCCGATATGAAAGCAAGCCTATCTTTCGTTGTCAGAGTGGACGCAGGAACATCAACAGAACTATTATGGTCTTTTCCCCCATAATAGGCTGAAATAAAGGCGTGGTGGTCTTTGCAGGTAATCGCTCCGGCAGGTTCTTCTACGGAAACATTTTTGCTTTCGGGGTGCCCGCTAAACTGTTTGGAAAGAAAACAGACTTTCGCAACTCCCAAGCGGTTCTGTGTTGACACTACCGGGCAGGGTTCGTCAATTCCCGGTGCTTGATACTTCCCGTTTCGGCTCATACTGTTCCACTTAATCATGAACGCATCTTTTCCCCCAGCTACAAACTTAATCAGCCCGGCGTATATACGTTCCAGCGTCTTTTCAGCCAGCGGCTTGTCACGGAATATGCTGGTACCTTCATCGTCGAAGTCAAGCACTTCTTTGACCGGGCGCCATTTTTCCAACTTAGTAAACATATCCTGCCTGCCATCCTTACAGTGCGTGGGCTCCGGGAACACAATTGGCAAGCCCTTCCTTGCGAAGATGCCGAAGAATCGTTTTCGTGTGGTGTAGGCGCCATAGTCAGCAGCATTTAAAATCCGGTGGTCAAAATCAAAACCGTGCTTCTTCACGTTACGCACCCAACGGAGATAACATTTTCCCTTTTCCATGCTGATAGGCTTTCCGTTTTCGTCCATGTCGCCCCATGACATAAACTCTTCAACGTTTTCAATCTGAATGTAATCCGGGCCAATAGCCTCGATGTAGCGGAATAAGTGTTCGGCCAGCGTCCGGCTGTCAGCGTCACGCGGCTGGCCTCCTTTTGCCTTCGAGAAATTTGTGCATTCGAGGCTGGCCCATAGAACCACCGTTGCGCCGGGATATTGCGCCTTGCACCTGGCAAGGTGTTCAACAAGCGGGGAAAGTTCCAGCGTTCGAATATCTTCTGTGAAATGTAGCGCGTCCGGATGATTGGCCGCATGGCTCGCTATTGCGTTTTTATCATGGTTTACGCAGGCAATAACCTTGGCGCATTGTTCACTGTCCAACCGGGCACTCTCAACCCCCGTCGAGGTTCCGCCAGCACCACAAAACAAGTCTATGTACAACATTGAAATCATTTCGCGTCTCCTTTCTTTGCCGGATGATTAACACCATACCCGAACATTGCGAAATCGCCACGCGCGGGGTCGTTTCTGAACACTTCTGACATCGCCTTGGTAATCTCTACAGCCGCGATAAAATCGTTGCTCTTACGTGAGATAATTCCAAGTTCCAGCGCCAGGCGGTGAACGTGAGTATCTACGGGCATGATTAGCTTCTTCGGGGTAAAGTTCAGCCAAATTCCTAAATCAACCGGGCTGTCAGTACGTATCATCCAGCGAAGGAACATACAGAGGCGCTTGCAGGATGATGTAAGGGTGCAAGGTATTCCATAGCATTCGCCGAAGTAATCCAAAAGCGGCTGCAAGAAGGGCTTGTTTCCGCTATCTTTGCGACTTATCAAAGCCTCTGTCATGTACATATACATCGAACTGTATTCAGTGTATAGGTCATGTAGGCGGTCGCAAAGGCAGTAAAAATCGTGCCATGAATAGAAGCGATAAAGCGTCAATGAATCGCAATCCATGAAGTCGTTGTATTGCTTCTCCATGATGTACTTTAACGGGCTTTTCCCCATGTACTGATGAACTTGTTCTGCGGCCTCGATAATGGCCTCACGCCTTCCATACGCGAGCCAAGCGGTAATAAACGCGCTTATTTCAATGTCCTGCAGACGGTTGAAGCGGCGCGGAAACTGCACCGGGTCACTCTTTACAAAATCGGGCGTTTCGTACTGATTAGCCCATTCGGTTAATTGATTTTTCAAATTTACTTCCATTGTTGTTGTGGATTAAAATGTTAATATCTACGGCTTTCGCCATTCATGTGAATTATGTTATAAAATTTAAGTCTGTCAACCAGGCGCCCGTATTCGTCGTTAGTGAAATAGTCTCTTATTTCCGATGGCGACATATTCGTTGTTACGTGCGTCTTCATGCGATATTGGTTGTACACTTCCGTTCGGGCATGAAAAAAGTCCATTACCAACTGTTTTGTGTCCTGCCCGAAATGCTGGGCGGTCTGCACCCCTAAATCATTTAGGCAAAGATTTGCGGGCTGGCAAGCGTCATACCCTTTCCGGTTAGCCTCGTTGTAGGTGTACAAGTCGAGATTATCATGCTGCTTGAAGTAGTTTATCATTTGCGATACTGAGACATTGTGGAAGGCGTTCGGGTTCCCGGTCATCTTCAAGTATTCCGAAAACACCTGCATTATAAGCGTCTTTCCAACGCCCACATCGCCGCAAATTATAAGGCTCTTATGCAACTTGTAATCCTTGTTTGGGTAAACTTCTTCGGCCTCTTTTCGTCCATTGAAATAAAGCAGAAGAAAGCGCAAAAGCGTCCGGTTATTATCGTCAATGACAAACAGCTTATTCTCGTTTGCAAGCTGAACATTCCCGGCTCCGATAACCAAGTTTGCGTGTTGCTTGTAAACAGCTTCGTCGGAAAGGTCGTCAAACGTTCCTTTCGTTCGCTTTTCCCACTGCTTTTTGAGTGCACCGTAATAGGCGTCAAACTTCTCCGGTTCCATAATCAGAAAATCTTTTCGTCATAATTGCGTTTCTTCGGCTCTTCAAGCACTGGGCTGGAACCTTCCTTCTTTTCGTCGTAGTTGCCTTCCCAAACCTTCGGCCAATTTTTGTTGTTTTCAAACAGCCAATCAAAAGACGCCTTCCAGCCTCGTTTACTTTCGCCTTTGAGAAACTTGCTTTCCTGCATCTTTTTGAAAATGGTTTGGAGTATAGGCATAGCCTTCTCAATGCCGCCCATTTCTTCAACCCGGATGCGAATTTTGTTTTTACGCGCTTCGCTCAACGTGAATATCTTCGGGTAGCTGGTGCAGGTAGCGTTCCACATATCGACAATTTTTTTAGCGGGTAAAGGCTTCTTCTTTGGAGCGGGTTCCGGCTGTATAACTTCTTCATCTTCCGGTTTGGGTGCAGCCACCTCGCTCGCGGGCGCGGGCGTTAAGGCTTCTTCCCCTTTAGGGGGAGAAGAAATATTATCTACGTTAGGAGATAATATTATATTATATTCTTGTTTGTGTCCTATCTGTTGTACTGTTTTGCCGTTATTCTGTTGTACCGTTCCGGGTAAATCGGAAATGTTATCGTTTTGATTATCAGCATTTTTATTTGTACTATTTGTAGTACCGTTTGTTTTACTATCTGTTGTACCGCTTTTTTTGCCACTTTTTTCTATTGTCCGGTCTGTGGTATTATCTGATGTACTGTCTGTTGTACCGTTTGATGTATTTTCTATTGTACTATTTGTTGTATCATCTGATGTACCATTTGATGTACTATCAGTTGTACTACCACATTGATATCGCTCGTAGTTAATTATTGATATTAAGGTTATTAGCCTACTTTTCTGTTGTACTATCTGCCCATTCTTTTGAAGTTCATCCAAGAAGCGTATAACCTTACCGCGTGACCACTTCCAGCGTTCCGCTAAAGTGTCTTGCGTCTTGGCTATCTGCCCTCTTTTCACCTGCACCTTATTTCCACGGACATATATGTAATTTTCCTCATTGTTAGCAACAACAAGTAAATCAATCCAAGCCTGCAAGCGGGTGAACGGCTCCGAGAAATACAGAGGGTTTTCCGTTATCTTTCTATATAATTTTATCCAACCATCCATAGCTTAATTTTTAAAGTAAACATTCGTAAGTTGCCTTCCTCCGGTGAATACCGCCCATATACCGGGCGATGTTTCTACAAGTTGCAGTTCGTCCACACGGCCAAAGCGGTCGTAGTTACGACATAAATCTACAATCCAGCCTTCTTTGCCGGGGAAAGGGCGTATTGCGCGCCCGACCATCTGATAATAAAGAGCGAGTGAGCGAGTGGGCCGGGCGAGAACTATTGTATCAAGTTCCGGATAGTCAAATCCGGTGCTTAATACACCCACATTTGCCACTACGTTGATTTTTCCGGCCTTAAAAGCCTTTAATATTATCCGGCGGGTATCTTTCGGCGTTTTGCTGCTAACTACAGCCGAAGCGCCGCCAATCATACGCACAAGGTATTCAGCTTCTTCGATAAAACGGGTAAATACCAATATGGAGGTTCGCCCAGCTACGAGCAGCCGCCGGACAATGTTTTCAAGATGGGAAGCAAACCCAATGTCTTTATAATGCTTGCGCACGCTGTCGTCGGTATAATCTGCCCCCGTACTATTTATTTTCAGTTTCGAGGTATCTACAACACTGAGACGGTAATAGTTCAATTTGGCCAAATAGCCACGTTCTAACAATGTCCTTATCTGCACTTGATAGATTAGTCGGGAAAAGACGCGCGGCTTGGTACGCGTGATAAAACGAAGCATAGAGCCATAGAACTGACTTGAATACAAACGGTAGGGTGTCGCTGTCAATCCCAGAACCTTGCATTGTATCGTATTGATAAAGTCCGCATACATTCCTTCTTCGGCATTGACAAAATGGCATTCGTCGATAATAGCATAGCGGAACCGGGCAAACAGATGTTTGTTGTTCTTCACGCTTCCGATTGTGGCGAACGTTATACGGCTGATTTTCTTTGAATTGAAAGAGGCTGAAAATATAGAGCAATCCCAAACGCCATAGCTCTGCAGCTTTCCGAAGTTCTGTTCAAGAATTTCCGGCGAAGGCTGGAAAATAACAACGGGTTCCCCCAAACGGAATGCAATATCAGCAATGACAAGGCTTTTTCCGCTTCCGGTCGGCAACACCATTATGGCATTGGTTTTGGAAGGCGAGGAAAAGAAACGTATTGCCGCATCGCTGGCGTTCTTCTGATAATCTCTTAATTCAAACATTTCCATGAAGTTTAAAATTTCCGCAGGATAAAGCTAAAATTCTTGTGCCGCCAGCGAACCGCTTGCCACTCATGTAAGAACGGCGCTTACAGCAGCTATTCTCATGAATACAGTAGCCGCAACCTATTCTTCTATCCCATGATTTATTTCTTCTTCTGATTCTGCTATTCATAATAATTGTTGTTGTGGATTAAGCCCCGCTAACCGGGAAGGAAAGCGGGGCATGGTTAAACTTACTTTTCGATTATCACGATGTCCGGGCACGCGGCGTGAATACGGTCAATAACTGCATCCATCTCGCGGTCGCGCATTTCTTCGAGCAGGTCGTTTACCTCTGCCGAAGTAAGTGTGCACGATAAGTCCGCTGGGTTGATATAGACTTCAACGTTGATAGTCTGCTTTGGAGTTCCTTTGAAGATGGGGAGAAGCAAATTGAAGGCTTCCGGCAAATTGGAATGAACAACCTGATTGATAAGTAATCGTTTGTCACCTCGATTATTATCTGATTTTTCAATCTCCTTATCAACTTTTGCTCTGAAATTTTGCAATTCAGTAACCATTTTCATTGCTACTGACTGAGTTTCAAAGAATGAGCGGTTCTTTTTGAAGAGTTCGGCCATCTCAAAATTGGTAATGTACTCACCCTCGTTAATTCCGAAACGTCTGAGTTCCGGTGAAATAATTAAGGAACCGACAATCTTGCTGCCGTAGTGATTGTTTTCATTACACTGCAACGTAATCGTAAGGTGCTCACGGTCTACAAGTACGTGATTTGCTCCTTGATTTACCAGCCCAAGACGCATACGGGTTTCCAGCCAACGGGCAGGAGCATCGAGCGTGCCGGAAATACCAACTTTGACGGGTTCATGAATTTCCATCGCTTTGCCTTCGCGAATAACAATTTCACCAACTCCTGCAGGAAGGTTATTTACCATAGCTTCCGCAATTTCTTTCTTTACTTCTTTTTTAACTTCTTCTGATGTCATGATTTAAATGATTTAAAAGTGAATAATTTGATTTACTTAACCTTCGGTTCCGGTACGGCGGATTTCCATTTGAATGGTTCCTTGTCGTTCGTCCGGGCGCAATGGCCGGGTGTAGCGCAATACGCCTTCGCCGTCATAGTAGCCAACTGACCTTGTTTTTTCGTCAATGAACTTGTAGCAATTCTCTCTTACAAATTCGGCCTTCTCTTTGAGGGTTTTCGCTATTTCCCCGTTTTCTTCTTCCAGGTGCTTGATTTGGTTTTTGTAGGCCTTGTCTTGCTCCTTGTAGATTTCATCTGCCGCACGTTTATCCGCACGAACATCGCGCAACTGAATGTTCTTGTCAACAAGAGTTTCCTTCAATTCATCGCGTCTTTCCTTACTCAATTCCTTGGTGTAATCCAATTCCTCGATACAGTCGCAGTTGTCACGAAGAAAGATGCGACGTTGTTCAATGTCAGTGTATTCCTGACCCAAAACTTTTTCTAACATAATTATTTGAGTTTATGGGTGCAGGAATGCCCGCACCCGGTTAATAATGTGCTATCTTGCAGGCAAAAGGTAGTCTTGCCAAATTTCGGCAAACTGATTGCCGAAATAGATTGCGATTTCCCGACTTTCGGAAGCAAGGGCACCCCCGAAGTGCGCGTTCGAGTTCGAGGCAACGTTGTACGAGTTCAACACCGAGACACCAAGAGCGACACCGCTGTCCGCACCACCAACACCAGCGGGAGCTTCTTCTTTTTTAAGGTCAAACCAAGGGTAATACTTATATTCGTCAAAGTCTGGCCAATTAGGACACCAGCCGAGGTTGAGAGCCTTCGCGATGGTTACTAACTTCTTGTAGGCGATTTCGTGAGCAGAAAGCGGCTTAAAACCGTTGTTTTCCAATGTGTCGTTCAGTTCCTCAAAGTCAACGGGTTCTTCTCCGATAACGGCGCAAGCGCGCTCGTAGGAATTTACGTCTTTATAATCAAAGCTGAATGCAGTTTCCCCAAGAAGGTCTTTCAATAACTTCTTGCCGTTTTCGTCCGCTTTATTATATGCGTTAATCGCGTTCGCTCTGAGAATTTCTATTTTTTCTTTCATCTTGAATACTTTTTAATTGTTCGTTGCTAATTTGCTGTGCTTTAGCCAGCTTCTTTATTGTTATACCAGCCCGGCGTTGAAGATTGAACATTTTGTTGTCTTCTGCCGGGATGTTTTTAAAGGCAGCGAGAAACGTTTGAATGTCCTCTAACTGCTTGTTGCTGATAACGTACATACTACTTCATCAAGAAGCGGCGGGAACCCGGTTTGCTGACTAAATACTTTGCGTATAAATCGGGGTTTTCGTCGGCGAAACGGTTTGCGTCAAACTTCTCGCTGTCCTTGGCAGCTTTCCAAGTTGCAAGAACTTTGCAGGCACCGCCTTTCTTCCCGTAATCCTTCACGTTGATGGCAAGTGCTTCGGCATCGCCCATGAATATCTTGATATTGCTTTCAAGTTCTTCTTTCTTCGCGGTGAGGTCATTAAGTTCGTCCTTGATGATTTTTAAGTCGGAACAATCTTTTGCAAGTTGTTCGTCAGCCTCTATCACTTTACCGATGACATGGCGCGGGTTCTTCAAAAGAATATCATCAACGTTAATCAGTGCGGGTTCCTGGTTCCCTTGGATATTATCAACCCAAAACTTGTCTACCTGCTCAACCGTCAAATCAAAGTATTCTTTATCAAAAGCGATGTCGGCAAAGTCAAACTGTCGCCCGGAAACTAACCATGCAAGCGCACCTTCTTCGAGTTCGGCAACACCAAGCTGATATTGAAGCTGGGTAAACCAATGCATCGGCAAGTTTTCCTTCTCTACGTCCATCTGTGTAGTCTTACATTCCAAGATGCCTTTATTACGGTCACTTTTAGGCCGTCCGGGTATCCAAAACGTGCGGTCGGGAGAAACGCGAAGGTGTTGCTTTTCCTTGTTTACTATCAGCCAATCACCGGCAGACGCTTTAATGATTTGCTTTCCGGTTTCGTCTGCATAGAAAAGGGAAACTGCATCTTCAAGATAATGCCCGGCCTTCATTGCGAAGTTTTCAACCTTCGGAGCGTCAAGCCCCTTCTTTCTTCTCCAAAGCTGGTAGGGAGTTTCAAACGGGTTCAATCCAAGGATTGTACCTACTTCCGATGAGCCGATGCCAGCTTCACGGTGCTTCAACCACTCGCGGCGGTCTTTCGGTTTGATGACAATGTAACTCATGTTAATTCCCCCTTATTTCTGTTAGTTTTTCAATAGCAGCTTCCAAATTGGCTTGGCTCATGACTTTTCTAAACGCATTGTTCGGGTTGCCATCTTTAATAATACCCTTTATTGCCTCTCTACATAATAAAGCTGGGCCATTGACGTAAGACGTTGTATCAGCCTCAATCTTTTCTTCATTCACTTCGGTTGCTTCTATGGCAATTACCATGATTGCTCTACCTTTGGGGTTTTCTTCCTGCCATGCGTCGGCAAGTTTGTGTACTTCTTGTATATTCATTGTTGTTGTTGGATTATGCCGCTTAAAAGCGCGCGTTATTTATTAGTTTCATTGTTAAAGATTTCCCCCGTTTGAGGGTCAACGTTGGCCGGAGCCGTTATAGTCTTGGCGACTGTTGAACGTTTGGCGGATTCAGCGGCCTTCGCCTTCGCTTCTTCGGCTTTCTTCTGTGCTTCAGCAGCGGCCTTCTTCTCCTGCTGGGGCTTGACGAATGTTTCGTCGACAGTCGTAGTTCCCTCACGTATGGCCGTCCAAAGAGCCTTCAATTCAAACAGCTTTTCCTTGTCGATTTCTTCGCGTTTGGAGATGCCCAAGTATTCGCACAGCATTTGCTCTGAAACGCCAGCCTTTGCGAAATTAGCGATGGCGTTCTGACGCCCGGTTTCCAAGTCGATGGCCTGGCCCAATGCAACCTGCTTTACATTAGCGATGATTTTCTTAGTTACGGCCTTCGGGACAACGGCAAGCACGGCGTTGCGGAAAGCTATTGAGGCTGCCGCGTTTCCGGTTACTACCTGCATATCATCAGAGAAGGTCTTGCCGGACTTGTTGGTTATACGGCGTTTTACTTCTTTCGACACCGCAACGTTAGTTTCCAAGTCATGGCAGACACCTTGCGCGGTGATAAAACGGCCGTCATTCCCGATTATACGGGTCTGTACACGCAGGTTTCCCCACGCGCTGGCGATGATTTCTGCCATTCTGACAGATAGCCCGTCTATTACCTGCATACCTCCGTCAGCGCCTTGGCGGCGAAGCGCATAGAAACAATCCTCTGCGGTTTCCGTGTCCATAGTGGCATACGTCTCAATCTTGTTTAATACGGTGGGCAAATCACGAGGATATTGCTTTGCCGTGGCAATTTGCATATCAACCTCACTTCGGTTGATTGCTTGCAGCATTTCAGCTTGCTTTACTTCAATAATTTCCATAAAATACTGTTCTATTATTTGCCTTCTTACAGCTTCCGGCTTTGCTTGTGAGGGAACCGGGACGAGTTGTCATGCTCACTACATCTAAAGGTTGACATTCCCTATTATCGAGTAGCGCGTCTACCTATTCCGCCATTCCCTCGTGTACCGCCCCAACGCGTGAAGCGGTCTTATGAACAAAAATTTGTAAAGTGATGCCCTCACGGGTTATAAGGTTCCTGCGAATGCTTCTTCCTGATGATACTTATAACTTCGAATTGATTTCATCCTTACTTTCGCTTCTTCAGTGTCGGCTTGTTCGATTAGTTCGTCGATGTTCCATATCTCGATGAAATCTACTTCCCAAGCCTTCTTAATAAGTTCTTTGTCTTTTTCTGTCATAATTGCGCCCTCCAAAATCTTACTATTTCGCGGCCTTCATAGAACTTTCTTCCATTACCTCTGCGGAAGCCGCATTTGATTAAACCTTGCTCTGTATAATTGCGAAGGGTATTTCGATGTATTCCAAGAGCTTCTGATGCCTGCATTACGGAATACCGCCCGCCTTCGTTAACTCGTGGTTCAACTGCTGTTATCATACTTGATTGAAAATGATTTTAATTGATAAAAAAAGTTTCTTGTAATTATGTAGATGTGGGCATCTTTCATTGCCTCTTAATGTCTTTCATCATTTCCTTATATGTTGTCCTTACAAGGACAATACTTATAAGAAAAATCGCTGAAAAGGCCGTTATAGCAAACCACCTCATGATAGAGGGCGTTACAAATAAATTTACAAGCATGATACCAGCACAAACTAATACCAGCAACGAAAGGATAAATTCTATTTTACTCATGTTGTTGTGGATTATAGAAGTTACTAACTGATTCGTCTTACTTTAAATGTTGTACCAAGCGGGTCGGAGTTGATAGAGAACACTCTATGCTTACCGCTTTTCAACTGTGAGGCCACTACTCTTGCACGGGCAAGAGGAAAATCAATGCAGGAAAACTCTCTTTCCTCGCCTATCGAAATGTTTAACAATGTCTGTCTTACAGAGACTTTTTGAATCACTTGCGATTTTTTTTCTTGTTTCTCCTTTGAGTTAATCATAACTATTATTATATTTGTCAATTAATTTTTTGAATTAAAGATTTAATTAAGACTTTAATTAATCACGGTACAAAAATAGAATATTATTCTTAGAATATAAAATATTTCTCTGAATATTTTTCTAACTTTATAAAATTAAAAACGTAAAATATTGAATATATGGGAGTTAAGGAACGAGTTTTTTTGTTTTTGGAAAGTCAATCAATATCAAAAGCGGAATTTGAAAGACGCTCAAAGCTTTCTAATGGGTATCTGAACAATTTCAAAGGAGCCTTTGGTGCTGACAAATTAGAATGTATTCTATCCGCTTTCCCAAATTTAAACAAAGTTTGGTTGCTTACAGGAGAAGGCAATATGCTTAATCCTTCTATCGTTCAGAACAACCAAAACGGAGATAACATCAACGGACATTCAGTTAAGGTCGAGCCAAAGACCGATATTGAAAAACTTCTCGATACAATTAAAGAATGTCACGAACTACTTCGGAAGAAAGATGAGCAAATAGATAGATTACTTACTCTATTGGAGAAAAAATGA